TCACGCCTGCTTCCTCTTCAAAATCGTCAGGACCGGTCCGCGAGAATCGGTTGCTGATACCATGTTTGCAGCTTCGATCAGATGCCCGAGCTCAGCGCCCGAGTAGTGACTGGTGATGCTGCCGTTCTTGTGCCCCAGAAGGGCTTTGCGATCTTCTTCGGTTACGCCTGCTGCACGCAGCCGCCGGCCAAATGTGTGCTTGAGGTCATGAATCCTTATGGATGCATAACCTGGGTGAGCGGGGCGAAGGTTTTCCTCCTGCCAGAGTTTCGCCGCTCTTACCCGAGCCTTCTTCCAGGCCGAGTCGTTCATTCGGTGCATCGCGGTGCCGTTGTACGGGAAAACCCATTCCTTGCTGATACCGCGCTGCTTTTCGATGATCGACCTGGCCACGCTGTTCAGCACTACCAGCCGCTCGTCACCGTTCTTCACGCCAGAGCGCTCATGCCGGCCACCAAAGTCGGCCGGTATCAGAAATACGCTGGTGCCGAGTTCTGGCACCGCGATCTCCCAATCCCACCTCAGCTTGCAGACCTCCTGTTCCCGCGTACCAGTGTTCACCTTGAACAACGCCATCGTTTGCAGGTGAGCCGGCAACTCAGCAAAGAGAATCGACTGCTCCGGCCACGACATGGGGTAAGGCTTGCGGCTCGACTTCTTCTCTTCCAGCTTCGTGAGCATCGGCACGCTATCCAGCCACGGCCTGCGCTCATCGTCTCGCCACTTCCTGGCACACAACGATAAAACCCGAACCACACGCTCGATCGAGATATTCACCGTTCTGTTGCTGACACCCTTCTTCACCTTTCCGCCTTCAAGCTTCTTCGTTGCTAACCGATCCTTGATGAATGGCACCAGGGCCTGGTCATCAATGTGCGTCAGTGGCATGTCGCCTATGAAGGGGTCCAGCTGGGAAAGGTGGTGTGCTGACAGCTTGATTGACGGCTGGTCCTTGAACTCCAGTAGGAAGCGAGTCGCCGCCTCCCGCCAGGTTCTGACCTTCTTCACGCCGTACACCTTTTGCTGCCGGATCTGCTCCAGCCTGAAGATCAGGTAGCGCTCCGCTTCTTCCCGGTCACCAGTTCCAGTGCTTTCGTAAAGTCGTTCTCCATTGATTTTCTTGTCGATATGCCAGATGCCTTTCCTCTCGGAGAGCCCTGTGATCGATTTTCGCGCCATGATTTATCTCCTTTCTGGCGCTCGCTGCGGGGCGATTGTTGCTCCGTTGCGCCTTTTTTATCAATCGCCTTGGCCTCGACATACGCCGTTGCCCAGTCGTCCAGCTCCTGCCGATCAAACCCGACACCGCGGCCACCGATAGGGAACTCACTAACGTAGGGCCGGACGGTCTCGTCGAAAATTGCCCTGCACATGCCCAGGTATCCAGGCGCTTCCTTTGCCCGAATGAATCGCGGTATCAGTTGTTGCGCGCCCATGCCTACCTCCCGCCGGCCGTGGGCCGAGCTGTCTTGATGATGTGAACGATCATGCCGAAGGTGAAAAGCATCCAGCCGCAGGTACCGCCGAATGCGTAGAGAAGGTCGGACGTCTCTCCGTCCATGACCAGTTCGGGGGCGATCCAGAAGATCCAGCAGACGGTGCCGGACACGTACAGCGTTATGCCCACAATGAGCAGGGTGAGTTTTATTGCGAACATGGGGTGTCCTTGCCCGCCGCTCACCGGCAGGCATGTAGGGGTATTGGGGTTAGGGGTTCTTGCGCTTTTGCGGGGAGGGCGGGAAGCCGAAATACATCCGGCGCTTGCCAGTGCCGCCACACTCACGACAGCCGCTGGCTTTATGGGCGCCGTATCCGTAACTGCAGCTTGAGCAGTCACAGCTGCATCCTGAGCATTCCACGGTGCACTGGCCTTCCTGCTCGATAACATCGTCTCGGGTGATCAAATAACTGGAGCGCCGATCCAGCCGAAACCCGGTAATCTTCTCGGCATCCTCGTAGGTCGCCGGATCTCGCCTGAATCCCCACTTGGCTGCAGGGTCTTCAACGATGCGGGTCACCGTTCTCATGGCCTGGGCCCCTTGTAGATGAAGACGTAGGCGAACCAGAGGGTGGCGATCATGGCGTCACCGCCAGCTTCTGCCATTCCTTGTAGCCGTCGGCGTACTCCCAGCAGTAAGTGGCTGGCCAGGCGCCTCGCGTACCTTCCTTCACGATGTTGTAGTTACAGCCCTCTTTAGTTGGCGTGGTCTTGATCCAAACGTGCTGCGGGCCGCCCAGGAACCACCCGTGGTACTGGGTAACGGCCTCAGTCATAAACTTGGTGAAGTCGTGGTGGCCTTTGCTCATGACGATATAGGTGTCACTGCCTACGCTCTCCACGTCGAGCGGATACTTTTCTTCAGGCATGCCGGGTTCCTTGCCGCTATAGCGGCTGACTTTGAAGGGGGAGGGGTTACAGAGAGGGGTTGAGGCGTTTCAGTTCGGTGTCGTATGCGACCCAGCCATCGGCATGGCCTTCATCCCAGTCGTGACTGTTGTGGGTGTTCACGCTCTTTCGCTCAGGCAGCACTACCGCTACCGGCGCGGGCTGCTTGGCGTAGAGCGGTCCAAGCTTTTCCACCTCTCTGCGCATCCAGTCAGCACCGGAACGAAAGCCGTCTGCGATCAAATGATGTCGCGGGCAGCGTGGATCATCGAGTGGCAGCACTTTTGGTAAGGCCACCGGCTCGCCCTGGGGCAGGGGTGCGCGGGAATCACCGCTGACCTCCTTGTCCAGCAGGGCGCGCAGCTCTTTCACAAAGTCGTGCTCGTCCCGCTCATTCACGAAATCCTTATAGCCTTCGTCCATCCCCATGCAGGCGCGGATGTTCAGGCAGTGCTCGACCATGCCAAGCAGCACCGAATGCGCTTCGTGGGTGAGCCGCAACACATACTCACGTGGCACGCCGTCAATCGTTTGGTTGGTGGTCATGGCTTCACCGCCGTACAGACTTTTGGCCATGGGTTGTACTGCTTATCCAGGTACTGCCAAGCGCGCCATGCGGCCTGCGTTGAGTTATTGGCGTATTGGCCCCAGCCGCTTCCCTTCAGTTCGCGGGCGATACTCATTGGAGGTCGCGTGCGTCGGCAGAACTCTTCAAAGTCCTTTCTCTTGCTCATAAATACCTCAGCAAATCAGTTGTGCCAGTGCCAGCAGGCACCAGCAGTAGGCGGGGAGTTGGGATTTCATCGCAGGAACCGCCAACCGGTGTTGTCACGACGAGGGTTTATGAACCCCCCCGCGATAAAGACAGGGACTGGAGTGAGCCACCAAAATGAATTGCTGACAGCCAGGCACATGAACGCTGCAATGGCGATCAGGTCGAGCAAGTTTATTTCAACCTTCATCGCCACCACCCTCTGCTTGCTTGAGTGCGGCAATGCTTTTCTTCTCCCACTCTGCAAATCCAGGAACACCACGAGGCGCCTTGCGCAACAACCCCTCCAGCACACCGACCCGCTCATCCGCTGCGGTCAGGCGCTGTTGCAGGGCTGCCTCGCGAGCCAGCGAGTTGTGCAGTTGCAACTGCAGGTCGGCCACTTGCTCGGCAGTCATGCTGCCGCAGAGCTTCAGATAGTCCTGATGCTCCCTGGCATATCGCTGCGGAAGGGTTTCGTCTTGAAGGGTAGGCATGGGGAGTCCTTGCCGGGCCATGCCCGGGCGGTGGAGTAGGGGAGTTATGTTTCGAGGTAGGCGGCTATGAATTGCGTCGCCGCTTGAGCGTTGATAGCGTTTCCGTAGGCGCGCAGTCGTCCCACTCGGGAGGAAGCCCCATGAGCCAGCGGGAATGTGCCGGGTTCAACTGGCCGCCACTTGTCATCCCTGCATCCAAGCCAGTCAGCAGCTCGCCAGAAACCGTTAACCGGGCCGGTTGGATCCCGATCAATGTGAATGCCTGCTCGCTCAACGGCTTGCCGCGCGCTTGTTCCAATCGCGCCGCCAGGAACTCCGGAGTCGCCGATGCACTGGTCCAATCCCGCGCTGCTGGCGTTGCCCATCCCGCCAAATGGAATACCTGATCGGCCAGGGATATCTGTGGATCCGTCGGCTTTCGATTTCCGAGTACTGGTGGCTTTGATTTGGCCTGCATCATGGTTGCGCACGGCGTATTCCATCCCGCCAGGCATGCCACTGCGCCAAGATCCGGACCGTGCTTGCGCATCGCTTCCCGAATCCCGCCCTCGGTTGATCTGACTCCTTTGTCTGCCAGGCTCGCGGTTGGAGTCGGCCACCCAGAAGAGTCGGTCTCGGATGTGCGGCGCACCGACGCCCGCAGACGGAAACGGGACGGCCCCGAAGGCGTAACCCATGGCTTCCACGTCAGCGTGTACAAGGTCGACCCAAGGCTCGACAGCCTTGCTCGCAACCTGTTCTCCAAAGATGACTGGAGGTTTGCACTGCTTGATGAGCCAGGCAAAAGTTGGCCAAAGGTGCCTTGGGTCCTCAAACCCAGCTCCAGCGCCTGCCGCGCTGAAAGGTTGGCAAGGACAGGAACCGGTCCAAACAGGTCGATCATCTGCCCAGCCGGAACGCCGAAGGGCGAGCGACCAAACTCCGATCCCGGCAAAGAAGTGGCACTGCGTGAAGCCGCGCAGGTCGCTTGGGTGGACATCTTCGATACTCCTTTCATCCACGATGCCAGGCGCGATATGGCCGGCCTCGATGAGGTTTCGCAGCCACTGCGCGGCGTACGGGTCGAACTCGTTGTAGTAAGCGGACATGGCTACGCCTCGCCGGCTGGCGTGATTGTTGAATTTGGGGTATTACGGGTGACCGGCATGGAGCCGGATCAAAGGAGTGACACATGAGCCAGCAAGCACAAATTGATGCTCTTGAGCATCTGGTACTGACACTTATCAAAAAGAACCGGTCCAGCCTTTCTATGTCTGATCTTTTCGAAGATGCTCAGGCTTCAGTCATGAGCGAAAAGAACGCCAGCGGCCACGAATTCAAAACCGAAGCAAGCTCGTACCTGGAGCACTTGAAGACAATCTGGAAGGTGTAGCTATTCGTCCTGGCATATTCGCAACGCTTCACGCTGATAAGCCTGTTCAAGCTTCTGCGCCACGATTGGCGATATCTCAATTTCGTGGCGCGGAATTTCCAGCAATGGCATTGCTGCTTTGGCGCCCAGCGAATGCAGGTGATGAATCATCAGCGTCATCGCCTCGCCCTGCTCAGTAATGCCTGACCACTCCATCAGATCGGCCAGGGCCTGCCGGGTGCCTGGGCGAACCCTGAGCCTCAATTCCTCTTCGGCATTCGCCACGCGCTTCCTGGCAGTTTTTGCCGAGCGTTCCTGCACAGTCTTGGCCATGGCCTACCTCTTCTATTCCGCTGGCCGGCAGTGCGAGCCAGGTTTGACGTTTGCGTTGCTGGGTGCGAGCTATGAATCGCTTCAAGGCTTGATCTTTCCGTTCCTCAGGTGGAACGGAAGCGCCGGGAAGTCGATTTTGTAGTCCTTGAGCAGGCGGTGGAATTTCTCGTAGCACATGCCGATCTGCTTCATGACCCTGGCGCGGCTCAAGCCTACGTCGCGCAGCGCAATGATCCGCTCAACCATGACGCCGTCAGAGGCTTTGTGGCCCTGATTGGTCGTGTAGCTGCGCTTGAACTTGAAGCCCATGCGGGACGCCATCAGTTTCAGGTCGCGCTCGCTAAGGTGGAATGTCTTCATTGCCTCGGTGACAGTCATGGTCGGAGCGGCTGCTGCCACCTTGGATTCCAGCGATGGGCTCGGCTCGGCCCTCGTTCCATCCTTTGCCTTGCCGTTGAACATCGTGCCAAAGTCGGCGGTGCGCACCTGCATCGGCAGTGTTTCGAGAGTGCCGCGCCCCTCATACTCTGCCGTGGCGCGGGCGATCCAGTCGCGGTCTAGATCCTTTTGGCGGATGGTGCTGAGTTCTGGGCTGATCATGCTGCTTTGCTCCTAATCCGATCGCGCATTTCTTTCTCCAGTTCGGCCAGCTCTTCCAGGAAGGCATGGATCTCAGCTTCCATGTCCCTGGCACGCTTGAAGTCGAATTCGTACCGGAAGCAGACGTATTGGAGTTCATCCGGCAGGCGGTCATCGTAGCTCACGAAGTCTGCCCACTTGCGCCCCGTGCACGCCATCTGGGCAAGCATCTGCCACTCGTACTGTGGGTCGTGCTTGCCTGACTGCATTGTCGCGATATGGGTGGCGGTGTTGGGGCACTTGATTTCAAGCACTCCATCATCGCCAGCAAGCCCGTCGGGTGACGCGCCGAAGCCCTGAATCTTTGGGTGCATGACAAGGCCGGTCTCGGCGACCATCAAGCCCTTATCGGCCTCGTAGGCCATGCAGGCGAATGGCTCAAGTTCGACGCCGCGCTGCACTGCGGCGTTACGCGAAAGGTCGCTGCCGCCTTGTTGGCCGGTAAGCCTTTCGCACAGAAGCTCCATCATGTAGTTTTTGCGTGTGGCAGAAGGCGCGCCTCCGCGCCCGCTGGCCATCACATCCTTGACCCGGCTGGCCGTTACATTGCCAAGCCTGGCCGCAAACCATTCAGCGCTACGCTGCTCCATCTAACACCTCCTCAGCCTGTCCCTCAATGGGCTCGGCCGCTGCTTTCAGGGCTTCGCTGCGCTTGGTCACTTCCGCTTTGAATCGAGCGTGGCCGGCAGCATCTTTGGCTTGTTTCATGGCAGCTGTGGCGTTGTGGTAAACCTCTGCGAGCGCTTCAAGGCTGCCGGCGCGCATCGCCAGATCAATCCAGTTGTTCACCATCTCCGGATCGGTTGGTGCCGATCCTTGAATTGATGCGAGGCCTTCGCCGCCGTCGGTGTTGAGGTGGTGGATGGCCTGCTCCAGGCGTTCCGTCTTCGGCCAGTACTTGTAGCCGCGCTTGACCACAGTTTTCTTTGCCATTTCGCCCGGGTCGGTAACCCATGGGCAGGATGACTTCTTGCTGATCCACGCTTTCCACGCGCTTGAACGGTCACGGATGGCGTTCACATCGTCGATGCTCATCGTCTCGGTGAGGTAGTCGCCATCTGCCGTCTTGACCACCACATACACGCCGACAGCCTCGCCACGATCCTTTGCGAACGGGTTGTATGAGTGGGTCGGCGGCTTGTCGAAGCCATTGAGAGCGAAGGAGTCAGCCGTATAAACCAGCTCGGCCTGGGCCCAGCGAATTGCGCCAGTGGCCATGGCCAGGTCCATCAGGCCGATATAGCTGATGTCCAAGCAGATCTTGCCGTCCCGCGGAACCAGATAGGCCTGTTTCTTCGCAGGGTTCAAGCTGATACCGATGGCGGCGATGTTCGTGATTGCATTGACCACCGACTGCCGGTTCTGTACGGCGATCTTGGTGGCGTACTCGCTGGAGGTGATCACCTGAATGGCGAATTCAGCCTCGCGTTCGAAATTCAGGGAGCGATCAGTCAGGACGTTGGCGAACTGATTGCGCGCGCCGTAGATGTCCTCAGTGATTGTTGCGACAGCTTGGCTCATAGAGACCTCAGAATTGAATGGTGACGTTCGGCACTTCGCCGCGGGCGATCTTCAGAACGATGGCCTTGGCCAACTCTTCGCTGATATTCATACCGATCAAAGCCTGCTTGGCTTCGCCCAGGATTTTCGACTTGTGCGCGACGTCAGCCTGGCGCGCTTGCTGCTGGCGCAGGATTTCGTCTGCCGCTGCGTCGGCCCTGGCCTTCTCAGCCAGTCGCGCCTGTTCGACGGCTTCTTCCTGTCGGCGTATGGCCGCAAGTCGGTCTTGCTCTGCGCGCTGCTCGGCGGCGATTCGGTTTGCCTCGGCTTGCGCTGCTGCTGTGCGGGCTTGCTCGGCCTGCAACTCCAGCTGCATACGCTGGCGCTCAGCGGCGGCCTCGGCGTCTAACACTGCCTGAGCAGCGGCGCGCTGTGCTGCTGCAGCCTGATCAAGCAGCTCCTGTTCACGGCGGGCGGCGGCCAAGCGCTCAGCCTCGGCACGCTCAGTTGCCTCACGGCGGGCCTGATCAGCGGCGGCCTGGGCGATAGCAGCGTCACGGTCGCGCTGGGCCTGGGCTTCTGCTTCGGCGCGCAACCGTACGAGTTCGGCCTGTTCGGCCTCGTGCTGGGTGCGCTCGTTTTGCATGGCCCGCAACAAGGAAAGGGTTCGGTCCTTGGCCTGGGCGGCCTCTGGAAGGAACTCTTCCCACGAGTCGCCCAGCTCAATGGCTTCCAGCTGGACAATCACTTGCGCCACCGCAGCTGCAGTCGGCGTTGCGCCAAACACTTCCATGTCCTTGATTGCCTGGATGTTGTCGACGTGCCGGTCCTTGCGGGCCTGCTCGGCATTTTCCCAGTCGGTCAGGGGCTGGCGGGTTGTGTCGCGCAGGCTGTCCATCTTGGTGACAAACTCGCGCAGCTCAGCCTCGACGACCTTTGGCATTTCCTTGAGGCGCTTGAGGTAGTCGCGACCAGGCTTCTCGACAGCCGCCTTGGACTTGCTGACGGTTGCGGCCAAGCTGGCAATACGCGCGCGGCCCTTGGCGGTCTTGAGGTCCGGGACTTCGTTTGCGACCTCGGCCTTGACCGCATCGAAGAACTGGCCCAGGCCGCCAGCTACGTAGATGGCCGGCGCATTGTCGGCGCTGATGTCGTCTATGGTGATTACTTGCTGTTGTGCGGACACGGTGACTCCCTGCCGCGATGCTCGCAGCGATTGAAGGTGTTGGTTATTGAGTAATTGCCCCGGCGTATGCGCTGAGCATCATCCAGGTAGTAAACAATGCGAGTGCTATGGCAGACCCGCGCCAGAAGCAGTAGCGCTTGGCTCTTTGGTAGGAGTTCATGGCTGCGGGTCCAACGCTTTGATTGCTGACTTGCCTAAGGCGCGAAGTGAGCGGCGGAAGTTGCCCAGATCGCGGCGGGCTTTCTTGCGCTCTCTGGCGAAATACCATGCTCTGGTGCAGTGGACACAGCCCTGCTTCAACAGGTAATCCATCACCTCCTTATCGTCCAGCCTTCGATCTTCTTCTTCCGACCATTCTCGGAAAGCTTCCCACATGTGCGTCTTGCGACGATTTTTCTCGTCATACAGGATCTGCCAGCGCTCTTCGCTTCCGTTCGGCCAAGGCAGATCGCCAAGCTCTGGAAACTCATTGGCAGGCTTAGGCCCGATCAGGTCGTAGCGGTTCTCACATCGACTAAGGTGAAGGCCGATATCGGCAGTCAGCGACTTGATCCGCTGCAAGACCGATTCGTGAGCCGCCAAGGTGATGAGTATCGAGCGCTCAAGCTTCACGCTTTCACCTCATAAGCGACAGTCCACTCACCGCACAGGCAGGCCCGGCCGCTCCAGGCGTGAACGTTGGGGATGCCGGCGTCATGTGCCAGGGAAAGGGCGCCCAGCCACTTGGCGTGGGTGAAGGCCAGGATCATGCGGTCGGCGGGCAGCTCTTCAATCTGCTCATCGATCAGAGACTTCAGGATTGGCGTGGTCATGCCGCAGCCCTCTTGAGCTCGGTATTGCGCTCGACGAACTTGGCGTCCAGCGCATCGCGGTAACGGTTGGCGGTGGGGGAGTCGATGATCTCGGCGAACTCGGCCATTTCGATCATGCCCATGACGAAGGTGCGGTCTGGCACCGGGGTGAAGGACTTCTTCATCTTGGCGATTTCCAGGCCCAGGCGGGCGAGGGCGGTAGGGGTGTTCATAGTTCGTTGTCCTCTGCCTGGGCGATCAGGGCGTCATTGACCAAGGGCCGGAGTAGGGCCTCGGCGAGTTCGCCAAGCTTGCCGAAGGTGTGGTCGCTCGTGCCCAGCAGCTCGGCGGCGGCCTCTTTGTCAGCCCGCCCGCAGTTGTTGGCGATCAGCAGCCACCCGAGTGCCGGTGTGCAGATGTCACAGTTCGCCTGTCTGGCGTTCACCAGCTCATCAGCCGCCAGTGCCAGTTGGGCTACCGTGACGCCCTGTGGCCTTCTCAGGCGCCGCTGGAACTTCACGTCAGCGCCGAACCGCACCAGTTGCTCCACTGCGTTGTAAAGCCACTCAGCGCGCGCCAGTTCCAGAGGGCTCTCGCTGACTGGAGGCGGCAGACGGTTATCGAATTCACTTTGTGCAAGCGCTGTTGCGTTCATGCTGCCTCCAAGGTAGCGGGTTAATCGTCTGACTTGCTGCAGTCGTGGTCTTCGTTGCTGAAAAGGTGGGCATCGGTGAATTCGCCACCTTCATGGCCGTCTGACCGGCGCTCTTTGCGCCATTGGTAGGCGGCGTGCTGGCCAGTCCGCTGTTCCTGCCTGCTGGCTTTGCAGGATTTGGAGCAGTAGCGGGCCCAGCCGCGCTTCCGGTCGGCGGTGCGCGCAATGAATGGCTGTTTGCAGCGCAGGCATGCGTATTCGGCTGTGGCAGCCATGGCGACCTCCAGTGTTTGGGGTTAGGCGGCGGATGCTTTCGGCTCGTCCTTGTCGTACTTCTCGCCGCAGAACATGCAGTAGCTGCCAAGCATCGACATGTCCGATTTCTTGCGCTGGAACCCGTCGCCTTTCTTCTTGGGCACTTCGTACTCGATGTGCAGGTTCAGCTTGTTCTTCATGCTCACGGTGCCGCCTAAGATCCAGGCGAACCCTTGCAGCTCGACGGAGAAGTCGCGGGAGCCTTCTGGCAGCTTGGAGCGAATCTTTTCCTTTGCAGATGCTTCAACTTCACTTGCGCAGTTGCACATGGTTATTTCCTCTGTGGGTTCACCTGTATTCGCTCAACACTCACGCACGGCTGTTTGCCGATGGGCGCCGGGGAGTGCTGACGGGTAGAGGCGAGAAGGGTGAAGATGCCCACCGCTCGGGATGGGCATCAGTGAAAAGGTCCGTTGCTCGCGCCGCTTACCAGGTCATTCGCCAGTTCGGTCAACACCTCGACAGCCGTATGGGGTATCCCATCGTTGGCAGGCTTTCGGGCCTGTCTGTCGCCGGTCACTAGTAGTGGCAGCGCGTTTTGTTCACCTGACTTCCTCTCGCCCCACAGGTGATAGCCGGGGCTGACCTCCCAGCGTGAGCCGGGTAATCGTTTATGGCGCTGATTGTTAAAGAGCGGGTCAGGCCCTGGGGGCCTGGCGAGTCCCTGTTGGGTGACTCGATGGAGATAACAATACCGCCGGTATTTTGTATGGTCAATACCGCCGGTCATGTATTTTTCGATAGGCACAAAAAGCCCGCTCAGTGGCGGGCTACGTAATCAGGTAGGGGGGGGGCAGAAACAAGAAGCCCGGCGCTGGGCTAATCTTGCGTTGTAACTCGGTAAAGACCACTCTCACCCGCTGCAAAACCGTCGTGGATGACCATCATGTAAGGCGTCTTTTTCGGATATTTGGAGCGACTTCTGTTTTCGCTTTCGGACGGGTTGTCTGGACTCCCGTCCGCGAACTGCCAGAGTACAAAACCCTCGCCTCGCAGCGCGCACTTCAGTGGGGTCACCTTCCCTCCCTCCGCGAGCATTTCGTTCTTCACTTCATCAGGCAGTCCAACCTGCAGTGGCATGCGATCCCAAGAGTCTGGAGCGTCACCTGGGGCAAGCGCTGAAAAGCCATTGCCATCTTTTACGACTTTCAATGCCGCTTCTCCATCTGGCTTGTTGGCAAAACTTCCGATGAAGCTTTCGCACGAATATTCAGCGGCCAAGGTGGAACTGCTTAAGCTCAATAGGATGGGTAGAGCGAAAATTGAGCAAAACGGAACGCTGAGTTTCAAAACAGGCAAACGAAGAAAAGTGCGCATGAATATCCTTTAGGGAGGTGCTTTGATCAAGGACGTGGTCCGTCACTGAACGCCCGGCTTATGCTACTCGGCGGCCGTCCGCCTGTCATGTGGCCATCACAAACCTGCCCGACGAACTTTAAGTAGCGCTTTGTGTATGTGCAAGGCGATCCTTGGTTCCAGTGCGCCGCGCACGTTCTCATCAGTCTGTGATCCGCAATGGTTTGCCTCCAAATCGGAGCTCAATTGTGGAGGCTTTAATGACCAGGCACTTCTCACATATGCGTTCGAGCATATCGGGGAGGGCGTAGGGCGCGGGCATTGGAATAGCTCGGAAAGCGGAAAAGTCAGGCTTTTTCTGATCTGTCCAAATTTTCATGAAAACGGCAGAAATGAATAGACAGTTTGAAAAGAAACAAGTAAAAGCCGGTCATATTTAACGTAAAGAACTTTGTTCGTTTCTCGCTATTTATGAAAAGTTGCGATGGCATAGAGTGAACGTCACTTAGCCAGGCAACATAATCTTCCGGCAAAGCACCTTGCGCAGGCAGAAAAAAGAAGGATGTGTTTTTTTGCTCTCGAATTGCCAGCATTTTCTGCTTTACCGCTTGAGGGTCTTTACCAGCGTCTTCAAAGATTTTTTGAAGTTTTCCAAATTTCATCAAAGGTACAAAGGTGATTTTTGGAGGGATTTCTCTAGCGTTTTCGGTAGCTATATCGCAGCTGTTTGAAAGCACTAATGCCTTTACTGATCTTCCTTCATTCGAGCTGAAATCAAATATTGTGAAACCCTTCCATCCGTCTCCCTGCAATAAATCATTTGGGTACCTAGAAGTATAAAAGTCTGTCTTTTCACTATAATTTTTTAACTCTTCTAGAAGTCCTTTTGCAGACTCCTGGGTCAAATAGTAAGGTATCTGATCCTTGATATCCTGAAACTCCATAATTACTCCTCGTACAAATCCGATATATTCGCAAGGAGGATGGTTTCATAGTCACTGCCAAGCTCGACTTGAGAGCTTGCAAGCTGCGTGTAAAACCTAGATATTTCTGCCTCAAACGAATCAACACTGCTAGGAGTAGTCATTTTGAAGGCTCCTGGGGCGCTTGATTGCACGGAATTAGTCACATAAGTACCGCTGCCTAACCTAGCAGGCTCTTTAGCCAGAGGTGTATCTGCAATTGCACCCATAGAGCAAAGTGCAAGGGCAAACGCCGGAGCAAAAGTTGCACGGCTGGGCGTCAGAAAAGTTACGTTACTCATATGTTGGCTCCAATGCTTTTAAACCCTCAGGGGAAATCAAGTTGAAGAATAATCTTTTATTTGGCGTGTGAAGCTTGTCCATGAATGAATCAAAATCATTAAGAATTTGATCTAATGATGTGTTTTCAAGAATCTGGATAGAATCTATATCTAACATTTGGCCTTTCTTTAAAATGGAGCCAGGGAGGTTGCCCTGAGCTTCACCAAAGTATTGGATGATGTGGTGTTGAGTTCCTTGGTTTATCTCTGTTCGTAGATGCGTAGAGCGAGGTTCATTTTGGATTCCAGGAAAACCAACATTAAAAGACAGCCCTTCTCCGGGAGCAGTAAAGCCCGGCATGTCAAATATATCTAAATATTTTAATGAGTATCTTTCAGTGATTCCTATTAAGCCTAGTCCATGTGCTTTGGTAAGAATGCTATTAATTATCTCTTTGAATCTTGGCCAGCCTTCATATGGGTGGCCGCTAGAAATGACAATATTGTTATCACCCAAGCTTATAAAGTAGTTTTCCCACTTTAATCTTGTAAGCGGAACAAATCTAAGCTCGGGCGTGGACTGCCGAATCTGATCCGGTATGTCGGCATGCGGTGTCCGAGTGATTTCAGAGCAGCCTAAAGCTGTATACAGATAGCCTGGCAGTATGCTGGCCGCAGGAGCTTTTGCTTGATAACGGATTTCAAACAAAGCTTCGACTAACGGAGAATTTCCCAGTCGGATAGGCAGAGGCGCTGCTGTGTTCATAATGCTCCCTAGAGACTCCCTTCTACGCGAGCGACTTTCTGAATCCTGATTATAGATCAGAGTAATACGCTCGAAAAATAAAATTCTAAAATGAAAATTAGCCACCCTACGTGCGATCGTGGTTAGGGCACTGAGCTTCAGATTGACGCGCTACAACATCCCGCCGCGCCAGACAACGCGCCCAATGATGCGAACCTCGTTTATCTCCCCATCACGCAGCGTCTCATCGCCGTAGCGCGCCTTGTCTGGGTTGTCGCTTCGAATGATCCAGCCGTCGAAGTCGGACTTCACCAGGCGTTTCACGATCGTGCCTTTCGATTCGCTCTGCATGGCGAAGATCTGGCCGTCCTTCGGTTCAACTCTCGACTCATCCACCAGCAGCACATCCCCATCATTGATGGTGGGCTCCATGCTGTGGCCATTCGCGTAGATCACGTCCAGGTGCTTCTGGTTGAGGTTGTTGGCGCGTAGCCAGGCCGACTTGAAGGCCATCACCCCGCGGATCTCGACGTGCGGGTTGTCGTCGCCGTCACCGGTTGAGCCGCGAGCTGTCAGTTGGAGGACGCCGGTGTAGCCAGGCTCATCCTTCAAATCGAAGCTGCGCGGGGGAGTGCGGCCATCAAACACCTGCTGAGCATCTCTACCAGGAAGTGCCTGAGACATTTTTTCGATCTGGGCCGCGAGAGTGGGGCTTATCTCTGATACGGGAACGCCCAAGGCTCGCGCAAATACGACCGCCGCATTCACGCTCAGAGCAGTGCGGCCGTTCATGAAGTGGCTGACAGCGCCTTGCGTGACGCCATCACCCAGTTCAGCTGCAAGCTTTTCCTGGGTGAGCTTCAGCTCCCCGCGCTTGGCCTGGAACAGGGATTTCAGCCGGGCGCTGTCTTGCAGCTGCCATTCGGATAACGGAAGCCGTCGGGAGTCTTTTTTCATCTGCTGATGGTATTACCCACGGTATTTACTTAACCAATATCGCCGGTATTGACTATGAACAATACCGGCGGTCATACTTGTGGCGAAATCTACGTAGAGGACGCCGCAATGCGCCGAATCACACTCACCGAATTTGCCAAAGAACACGGCCATACCAAGGCCGCCCAGATGCTTGGTTGCACCCAGGGCGCGTTGAGTAAAGCGATCCGTGTCGGCCGCGATGTGTTCGTGACCCTCGAAGAGGACGGCAGCTTGTCGGCCCAAGAGCAGCGTCCGTTCCCATCTCAGAAATCAGCTGCATAACCCTTTCGAACAACCAAGGAGCCTCACCAATGGCATACGACGACACACGCCACCTGAAAGACCGGGAGATCAAGTCCCGTTATGACGATGAAACCTACGAAGCGTTAAAGGCCGTGGCCCGCCTGCACAAGCTGCAGCTGGCCGTGTTCGTGCGCATGTGCGTCGAGGAGAAGTTGGAAAGCATCGTTGAACCGAATGCTACCGGTAAACACATGCAGGCCTGAAGGCCCTGAAGGAGGCTATGTGCCTGAAACCACGATCTGCCACGGGATCGACGGGCGCCTCTACGAAAAGCTTGAACGACTGGCGAAGGCAGCAGGCAAGACGCCTGACGAATACGCCGCAGAGCTTGGAGCGGAGCGTTTTTTCGAGAAAACCAGGCCAAGGGGCGCCGGGAAGATCCGGCATCTGCCAACAGCAAGGCGTGACCCGCCGAAGGCCGTATTAGGGCCTGAAAAAGGAGGGACTGATGAAGACCTCAAACCATAAATCCAAATCGCAGGCACAAAAAAGCCGGGGCGCAATCCCGGCTCTTTCACAACGCTTGCAAATATCGTTTCAATCTGGAGCCGATTATGCACACCTCTAACATTGATGTACAGGCCCTGAATAATCCCGTGCCACGTTTTTCGATCTCTGAAAACGTGGCGCGGACAATGTCGTCACGCGAGATTGCTGAACTCGTCGGCTCTCGACACGACAAGGTGAAGCAATCTATCGAGCGTCTTGCTGTGCGTCTCGATGCCAATGATAAGCCCGTGATAGCTCTTCCCCCAGTGGGGGAATACCTCGACAGCCTTGGTCGACGTGCTTCTGAGTACTTGGTCTGCAAGCGCGACAGCTTCGTAGTGGTCGCTCAACTCAGTCCTGAATTCACTGCTGCGCTGGTAGATCGTTGGCAAGAGCTGGAAGCGCAGGCGCAGAGGCCTCAACAGCTCTCGACCATCGAAATTCTGCAGATCGCCATGGAGTCTGAAAAGGCCCGCTTGATGCTCACCGCCCAGGTCGAGCAGCAGGCCACCAAGATCCATTCCTTGGAAAACCTGTTCAAGGAAGGCATGACCCACATCCAATTCTGTAAGGGCCTCAATGGGGTCAACGTGATGCAGGTGGGGAATTACCTGGAAGGGCGCAGCTGGCTCTACAACGAGAGCAAGTCCGGCACCCGTCACCGTGTTGGCTCGTACGCCCGTGACAAGTACATGACCGAGCACCAGGTTGAGGTCACCCCACATGGGAAAGACCCGTTTATCTCCTACACGCCCGTTCTGCTGAAGAAAGGCGCCACCCGCCTGTACGACCTGTACCTGGCCGGCGAACTGCCCATGAAGAAGACCTGGGACGGCCTGTTCACCCATGACAAAGCACTGAGGGCCGCGTAATGGCCGGGGATTGGATCAAAATGCGAATCGACCTTCAGACGCACCCGAAAGTTTTCCGCATGGTGTCCGCATTGCAAGCGGACAGATTGCGGATCATTGGCGGACTGCATGTTGCTTGGAGCATCTTCGACACCCACTCCAGTGACGGAGTGCTCGTTGGGTACACCGTGGACGCCATGGATGCGGTAGTTGGGTGGGCAGGGTTCACCCAGGCCATGATCGACGTGGAGTGGGCGTCCGTAAATGAAGGTGGAAGCCTTGTAATGCCTCGGTTTGACGAGCACAACGGGGCAAGTGCAAAGCGCCGAGCCAACGACAACGAAAGGAAAAGAACCACCCGAAAGTCGGAAGGTGTCCGCAAAATGTCCGCACGTGATGCGGACGAAATGCGGACCAGAGAAGAGAAGAGAAGAGAAGATCAAAACCCTCTCTCTGCGCAGGGATCAGTCGACCCTCGAATGCCAAGCGAAATGACCCTCGACTGGCTGCCCGACGACAAGCTGCTGAAGACCTACTCGGTTCACTCTGGCGTAGCGCTGGACCTGTTCACCGAAGAGGCGCGCCGTGCATTCACTGCCCACTACGAACCGCGCGGGCAGGTGAACACCCAGGCCGAGTGGGTGCAGATGCTGGTCAAGTGGGTGCTCAACGATCGCAATCGAGCAGCAGCATCGAACATCAGGCAATTCACTCCACGGCCGAGCAGTGAGCCCGACTTCGACAGCAACGCCTGGGCCGAAGGCCTTGTGGTGAGCCCATGAAGCCAGCCAACCAACTGATGGCGACCATGGGCAACCTGCCTGCTGTGGAGCCTCGCCAGCCTCTCCAGGTGACGCCGCAGACGGCCGAAGTTGTGAACGACCTGTTCCGCCGGCTGCGTGGAATATTCCCGGCATGGCGCCAGGCCTGGCCATCCACCGAAGCACTCGACGCCGCCAAGGCGGAATGGATCAAGGAGTTTGCCGACGAGGGTATTCGCACCCTGGAACAGATCGAGTTCGGTATCCAGAAGTGCCGCAAGCTCAAAAAGCCTTTCGCTCCGAGTGTTGGTGAGTTCATCGCCATGTGCGCACCCGGGCCTGAAGACTTCGGCATGCCGGCTGTTGGTGATGCCTGGATCGAGGCGCTGATGACCACGTACAGCCACGAAGCGGTGAAGCTGGCCGCCGAGGCTACCGGTCTTTTCGATCTGCGCGGTGCCCGCCAAGAAGACAAGGGCCTTCGGCAGCGCTTCGACCACAACTACGCCGTGGTGATACGCCGCGCCCAGGCGGGCCAGCCGCTGGACGGGAAGATCCTCACCGGTATTGGCCACGACAGCCAGAAGACCGAATTCGAACTGGCCAACGAGCTGGCCGACCAGAAAACCCAAGCGCGAATACTCCAGCAAGGCATCCCGGCCGACGGCAAGTCAGCCCGCGAATTGCTGCTGGCAAAAATGAATATCAAGCGCGATGCACAGCGCGGCGCGGAGAAATTCTGATGGCGAATCCACAAGCAAAGATTGCAACGACTGAAGACCTGGTCCGTCTGCGCGACGAGATCGCCATGCAGGCAATGAACGCGATGATCATCGCCGGCGGCTGGGGCTACACCGACAGCGACGGGAAGCGCCACAACTGGACATCGATGCCGGATTACTCGAACGCCGCATATCGCTTCGCGGACGAGATGCTGGCTGCACGGGAGCGCAAGTCATGAGGCGAGCAAACCCAGCCCAGCTACGCCAATCCCTTGAGATGGCGAACACCATGGTCAAGCACGGAATCCGTTTCGTGTGCATGCCGGTGGTGGATGAGGCCGACCTTCAGAACCTGGCCAGCCAAGCCACTGAGCGCTTTGAGCGCCTGGCATTGATCGCGGAAGCGGCGGAGCAACGGCCATGACCAGCCTCCAGATCCGCAACGAATCAGACCGCAACAAGGCCATGGGGTACATCGCCGGCCTGGACCTGGCCAAGCCCAAGAAGCTGGCCATCACTGAAGTGGACCGCAGCGGGGAGCAGAACAAAGCCCTTCACGCGGCTCTGTCCGATATCGCCGCCCAGGTCGAGCACGCCGGTAAGAAGTGGGATGTCCTGATCTGGAAACGTCTGCTGACGGCCGCCTGGCTGCGTGAGTCAGGCGACCAGCCGCAGATGATACCGGCGGTAGACGGCAACGGCTTCGACGTCATCTACGAACGCACCAGCAAGCTCACCGTAAAGCAGTGCGGCGAGTTGATCGAGTGGGTGCACGCCTTCGGCGCTGAGCACCAGGTGCGCTGGACGCAGAAAGACAACTGGGGAGGGCGTTACTAAATGGCCATCCAAAGGAAGCCGGCCAAGCCGAAGAAATGCCGCGTGGCTACGTGCAGGGCCTCATTCGTGCCTTCGCGTATGGGCCAGGCGGTGTGCAGCCCGGCCTGCGCGATGATCGACGGGCCGCGCCATGCGCCAAAAGCCCGCAAGGCTCTGGATCAGATCGAGCGCGCCGACATCAAGGTGCGCAAGGAGAAGCTGAAGAGCAGGGCGGATCACGCCAAGGATGCTCAGGCAGTAATCAACCGTTACGTGCGGCTGCGTGATGCGCATCTGGGCTGCATCAGCTGCGACAAGCCGGCGAGCTGGGGCGGGCAATGGCACTGCTCGCACTTCCGCAGCGTGGGCGCCGCTGCGCATCTGCGATTCAACCTCTGGAACATGAACAAGTCCTGCTCCCAGTGCAATGCGCATCTGAGCGGAAACATCATGGTTTACCGCCCCCGCTTGGTCGAGAAGATCGGCGCGGAAAAGGTGGAGTGGCTCGAGTGCAACCAGAGTCTGGTCCGTCATGAGATCGAATACCTCAAAAGGCTCAAGTCCATCTTTACCAAAAAATGCAAAAGGCTGGAGGCGCGAACCCAATGCAATGCAGCGTAGAGAATTGCGGCCGTGCCGCCATGTACAAGACCGCCCAGCTTTGCCAGATGCACTACTTCCGCCTAATGCGGAACGGCACAACAGAAAAGCTTCCAACAAGCCGCCAGCAGCGGGTAATTACGCCAAACGGCTATGTCCGAGTTTACGAGCCTGGTCACCCGCTTGCGGACAAAGGCGGCTACGTCTTCGAGCATCGCCATGTCATGTGGGCCGAGGTCGGGCCGGGCGGCCGTGATTGCGAACTGTGCGGGAAACATGAGACCTGGCTCACCTGTCACGTCGACCACATAGACGAAAACCGGCAGAACAATGCTCGCACCAATCTCCGAATTCTTTGTCGCGGATGCAATGTAAAGCGAGGCGTCACTCCTGAAAGTCATGCACTTCGTAGCGGGCTCGACCTGGTGGAGTTTGAGGGAAGAAGACTTACCGCAGAGCAGTGGGCTCGGGATCCCAGAGTCTTGGTCAGCGGCAGAACGATAAGGGCTAGAAAGGCGGCAGGAAAGTCGGATTTCGATGCGCTGTTCGCGGCCAAGATTACCCACAACGGGAAGCGCCGAGCATGACTACCATCGAGGAAATCAAAACCATCACCGCCGAATACCGGGCCAAGACCCGCGAACTGAAGAGGGCTGCAGCATGAACTACCACAACGTGATTTCCGCAGTAGTTCGGGCCTTGGCCGCCGAGACGATCAACAGTTCCGGCGGATGCAACGTCGAGCCCCGTGTGCAGGCCAGCAAGCTCAAAGGCGAGATATCCGGGAAGGATGCCGCGCTGTTGGCTGACTGCATCGTGCACAAGCTCCTGCACGCCCAGCTTTCCCCGAGGCACTGGAACGCCCTGGTGGCGAAGTACAGCACGCACCGTGGACGCAAGATCGATTCCATTGGCCGGCTGGTCGCCGTGGTGAAGACGCCGGCACCGCAACGCTTCACGCAGCAGGCTGTCTTGGTGTGGGCGGTGCCGCAGCAGGTGAAGGGCATTCAGCGAGCGGTGACGCAGATCAAGGCACCGAAGCACCGGGAGAACAAGGAGGAGGGGCAATGGGATTGGCGCAACGCGGCAGCAGATGCTGACGTCGCACGGGCCAACAAGCATGCGCGCGCGGTAGCAGAGGACAAGCCGGGCGAGATGATTGTCCTGGCCGACTCGAACTACGACATGACGAACTGGGATTCCCAAGGACTTACAGAGCGCACTTACCAGCGGTGGAACAAGGCCATCAAGGACGGGCTGGAGTCGCTTGTGAACGAGGCTCTGGTCGAGGCGCAACACATGCTTGAAGCAGTCGGAGTGCTGGAAGGCGAGGCGGCATAAAATAGTCCCTCAAAAGGGCTTGCAATGTCATGTCGCCATGTCGCATTATTCACCCATCCTGTCATTCCTGCGTGTGTAGGACTGACGAACGAAACCCGGCCACCGCGCCGGGTTTTTTATTGCCTCGAATTCAACCTTCTGGAGCTGCGCGTGAAGCTGAAAGCCAAGAGCAATCTGCTGGATCGCGCCAGAACGGCGTGGGAGGTGGTCGCACGCCAAGTTGGCGAGACCGATTTCTCGCGCCATCCGCGCACCGGAGAGTATCTGCACCCCGGTGTCGCCATGGGTTGGCGCATCCACAAAAAGAATCTGTAGTTTTACCTGTAGCCAGGACAGCCTTCGGGAAGGCCTGGACGTCGTTGGCCGGTAGTGCGATGCATCTGAAAAACGCCGGCAGCCCGCGCACTCTGACCTCACAATGCTTTCAGGGTGGCGCGAGACAGGAACAGCGAGATCGATGCAAAGGGGCGTCGACGCTGGGAGAGTCTTAGGCCGACAGCTCGGAAAGACGAGCGCACCTATTCAGGGCCTCAGCATTCGCTGGGGCTTTTTTGTTTTCGGCTCCACCACACCCATTGCTCCGAGCTGGGAGTGCTGTTGGAGCCGTTCTAATTTCAAGTCATGCCCCACGGAGTCGAGCGCATGGAGTATTTGCAGCGCCTGCTCGACAAGATCGACAGGTTCGAATTGCTGATTGCGGGCCTCGTTGGGGCGGTGATCGCCAGTTGGTGGCACAAGGACGACTTGAACGACTGGCGTGCCTGGATGATCTTCCTCATCACCGGCATGGCCTGTTCTATCTACCTGACGAGCATGGTCAGCACCTACCTGGGCGTGACCGAGCCGAAGATCGTCGCTGGCATCGGCTTCCTGCTGGGCGCATTCGGCGGTTCGCTCCTGGCGGCCATCAATCGAGCCATCAAATCCGCTGACCTCTGGGCGCTTATTCGCCAGCGGTTCGGGGGAGGCAATCCACCATGAATCTTGAACTGATCAACTCCATCGCCTGCGGCCTTATCGCGCTGTGGGCTACCTGGTGTGTACTGAGCGGGAAGGTGAGAGACGGCATCCTGGGCAAGATGATTTATTCGGTGATCGCCATCAGCGCGTTCGTTGTCATGGCCCGGAACCAGAATATCTTCTTCGGTCCAACAACGGCTGGGGTGACGTTTCACGTTGCGCTCTGCCTGGCAGGTGTTCGCCACATGTTCATGGTCACGTACTGGCAGAAAGTCAAAGCGTGGCTCTGCCGGACGCTGAGCTGTGAGCACTGCATGGGTTGCCCCAAGGCGCCCGAAGGAATCGACCGGCGGAAGCAGTAATCCGCGCCACGTTTTCGAATGCGCCAAATCGTGGCGCGAGATAGTTCACATGAAAGTAATCGTAACCAAGCTCCTCGGATCGGCTGAAGTTGAGTTCCTACGTGAGGGTGTGGTCGTTCACCGCGAGCGGTTCACCGGCAAAACCAACTCCCGCTATGAGCGCACCATTGCCACGCGGGAAGAGTTCGATGCTCACCGGTGCCGGTTTGTTACGGCCATGCCTGCTGATCGGGCATTCCAGTATGAGGTTGCGGAGTAGTTGTGCCGCAGGTGAGTGCGGCACGGGTAGATCACTCAGACTTCAGCGCAGCCTGAATCTTGTCTGCGTACGCAGATAGGTGGTCCAGCTCCCGTACGAGGCTGGTGTCCCCGCTGGATGCTTTCGTGAGAATGAGTTCGAGGGCAGCGCTAACCGCGATACTGCGTTTATCCGAAGCGGCGCCATTGTTGTATTTCACGGGGTCGAGAATCGCCATATTGCTTTCCTTCCGTTGAGTTGATCCTCACCAATACCGGCATTCAGCCACTATTTCAAGTACTGCCCAAGCGAGGCACCAAAGTCTCAAGGAATCCCTATGGCGCTGACAGCAAAACAGCAGCGCTTCGTCGACGAGTACCTGATAGACCTGAATGCTACGCAAGCCGCTATCCGTGCAGGCTACAGCGGGAAGACAGCACGTCAGATCGGGAATCGGATGTTGACAAATGTTGACATCCAAGCAGCCATCGCAAAGCGGATGGGAGATCGCTCCGGCCGGGTAGAGATAACCCAGGACATGGTGCTTCGCGAACTCGCCAAGATCGGCTTCAGCGATATCCGTAAGGTCGTTCGATGGGGTGAGACGCAAGTCCGCATGGTCGACGGTGAAGATGACGGCCTGGAGGACATGGTTCCGTATCACGGGTTGGCGCTCATCGACTCTACCGAGATTGACGACAACACCGCCGGCGCTATCGCTGAGGTATCTCAGGGCAAGGAAGGGCTGAAGGTCAAGCTTCATGACAAGAAGGGTGCACTGGTCGACATAGGCCGTCACCTGGGCATGTTCTCCGCCCCGCAGCACTCCGCCCTTGAGGCTGAGTTGAAGCGCATCGAGATCGAAAACAGGCGACTCATCAACGAGAAGCTGCGCCGCGAGCTGAATCCACCCAAAGAAGAGGTCGGCCAGCACGCTATAGCCGAGTACACACTGAGCCCAGACGAAGATGCCCCCACTTCCCCGTACCTTTGAGCCGCCAGTCCAACTGACGCCAAAGCAGGCGAACATTTACGTGTGGGGTTTCCAGGCGGTTGCGCGATTCAGGGACGCGGTATGCGGTCGCCGGTTCGGCAAGACGTTCCTCGGCAAGGCGGAGATGCGTAGAGCGGCCCGCCTGGCTGCCGAGTGGGGAGTAAGCGTAGAGGATGAGATCTGGTACGCAGCCCCTACGCAAAAGCAGGCTCGGCGTGTGTTCTGGCGCCGGCTTAAGCAGGCGATCCCCAGAACTTGGATGGAATGCAAGCCAAACGAAACGGACATGCTGATCACGCTCAAGAGCGGCCACCTTATGCGTTGCGTGGGTCTTGAGAACTACGACGACCTGCGGGGATCTGGCCTGTTCTTCATCCTTGTGGACGAATGGGCAGACTGTAAGTACGAGGCGTGGCAAGAGGTCATCCGGCCGATGCTCTCGACCTGCCAATACTCGATACCGGGCGTCGGCCTCCGCAAGGGTGGTCATGCGCTGCGAATTGGCACTCCGAAAGGTTTCAACCACTGCTACGACACATTCCAGGATGGGAGGCCAGGCAATGAGCCGGACCATCGCAGCTGGCTTTACACCTCGGTTGACGGTGGCAACGTTCCCCCGGAAGAGATCGAGGCCGCCCGCCGCAAGATGGACCCTCGCACATTCCGCCAGGAATACGAGGCCAGCTTCGAGAACTACCAGGGCGTCGTTTACTACACGTTCAGCCGAGAAGAGTGCCGCACTACCGAGCGCATCAAGCCCGGTGAAGCTCTCCACATCGGCATCGACTTCAACGTCATGAAGATGTCAGCCGTCGTCAACGTTGTACGTAACGGCCTGCCTCTGGCGCTTGATGAGTTCCATACGGTGCGCGATACGCCAGAGATGATCGAGAAGATCAAGGCGCGCTTTCCTGGGCACAGCATCGCGGTATACCCCGATGCCAGCGGCCAGAACACCAGCAGCAAAAACGCGAGCGAATCCGACCTTTCGCTGCTTCGATCAGCAGGGTTTGCCGTGTACGTCGATTCGACGAACCCGGGCGTGAAAGACCGGGTGAATGCAGTCAACGCCATGTTCCTAAACGCCTACGGTGATCGGCGCTACTTGGTCAACGTTGACCAGTGCCCGAAGCTGACCCAGTGCCTTGAGCGCCAGGTTTACGACAAGAAGGGCGACCCAGACAAGAAAGGCGGGTTTGACCACATGGTGGATGCGATGGGCTACATGATCGCCCAGCGGTATGGCCTCGCAAACTCCTACACACTCGCAAACGTGAGCAACTCATGAGCGCATTCAGCTACCTGAAAGACAGCCTGCAGAACCTGGTCGCAGGACTGGGTACTGCGCGCGACAAGGCATCCCACTCTCACTATGCCATCCCGGAGATGGACGACCAGCAGCTCCTGAACGCCTTCCGTGGTTCGTGGACGGCGCAGAAGGGCGTGACCATCCCCGCGGTGGACGCGTGCCGTAACTGGCGCAGCTGGCAGGCCGACAAGGCACAAATCGAGCTGATCGAGGCCGAGGAAGAACGCCTGAACGTCAAGGGCAAGATCCTTGAGGCCCTATTGAAGGCCCGACTATTCGGTGGTGCTGCTGTATTCATCGGCACCGGGGAGCGAGACACGGCATCCGAGCTGAACCCTGAGCGCGTGCGGCAGGGTGGCGTGAAGTACCTCACCGTCATGACTCGCCGGCAACTCAGCGCGACCGAGATCGAACAGGACCCGCAAAGCCCGCGCTTCGGCAAGCCCAAGGCTTACCGGCTGCCGGGCAGCGTGGTGGAGATCCACCCATCGCGCCTGGTCATCTTCATCGGCACGCCGCACCCTGACCCTGAGCTGGCAATCGGCACCGGATTCGGATGGGGTGACTCGGTGCTGCTGGCCGCGATGCCCGCCGTGCGTCACTACGACGAAACGGTGGCCAACGTGGTGAGCCTGGTCTACGAGGCGAAGATCGACGTCATCAACATCCCAAACCTGATGACGAGCATGCAGGACAAGAATTACGAGCGCTTGCTGCTGGAGCGCCTGCGTCTGGCTGCTACCGCTAAGGGCATCAATGGGACGCTAATCCTAGACGGTGCCGAGACGCATAGCTCCAAGTCGGCCAGCTTCGGCAATCTGCCGGAGGTGATCGCCAAGACAGAGCAGGGCGTGTCTGGTGCGTTCGATATCCCTGGCACGCGCATGTTCGGCCAATCCTCTACCGGGCTGGGTGCGAACGGCGAAGAGAACACCCGCAACTACTACGACAACGTCGCCTCACGCCAGAAGCTGGAGATTAAGCCGGCCATGAGCGTGCTGGATGAATGCCTGATCCGCTCAGCACTAGGCGTCCGGCCCAAGGAGATCCATTACGCCTGGGCACCGCTTTGGCAGGCGACGGCCAAAGAGCGGGCCGATATCGGCAAGACCACTGCCGACACCATCAAGGCGCTGAAAGACTCGGGCCTGTTCCCTGAGGAAGCACTTTCGGCGGCTTCCGTGAACCTGCTGGTGGAGTTGAGCGTGATGCCTGGCTTGGAAGCGGCCATTGACCAGTTCGGCGCTGAGCTGCCGGACGAAGAGGGCGGTGCCGCTGATGATTTGCCGATAAGCGAAGGCGAACCGGTAGCTGGCAAGAAGGATCTGTCTGACGCCGCACCGCGCACGCTCTACGTGTCCCGCAAGGTCACCAATGCTGCCGACATCGTCGCATGGGCCAAGGCTCAAGGGTTCGAGTCGACGCTGCCAGCTGAAGATTTGCACGTCACCGTCGCCTACAGCCGCAACCTGGTCGATTGGATGAAGGTCGGCGAGTCATGGTCTGGCGATGGCAAGGGCGAGCTCAAGATTGCACCTGGTGGTGCGCGGCTGATCGACAAGTTCGGCGAAGGCGCGGTGGTGCTGCTGTTCAACAGCTCAGAGCTGGCCTGGCGGCACGTCACCATCGTTGAGGCTGGCGCGTCTTGGGATTGGCCGGACTATCAGCCCCACATCACCTTCACCTACGAACCCGGCAGCGTCGATATCGACAAGGTCGAGCCCTACCGGGGTTCGATTGAGCTGGGCCCTGAGATCTTCGAGGAGCTCGCCACATGATCTTTACCGACTCCGTGCCAGTCACGGGCGTGCGGCGCACCGAGGACGGTTACCTGGTGGCCGAAGCACGTGTAGCGCGCACCGGCATTCAGGACTACCTGGGCACCGAGATTGACCCGGACAACGAACACGGCCTGCGCGATAAGCCAATCGTGCGCGTGTACCGGCCTGAAAGCGCGGTGTTCCACGCCGACGCGATGCACTCGTACGCGTACCGGCCAATGACCAACGGCCATCCGGGTGGCGATGGCGTCAACTCCAAGAACTGGAAGGACGTAGCCATTGGCCAAACCGGTGGCGAAGTGGTCCGCGACGGTCAGTTCGTCAAGGTTCCCCTGGTGCTGATGGACGCCAAAGCCATCGAGGACTACGAGTCAGGCAAGCGTGAGCTGTCCATGGGCTACGGCGCAGAAGTCGTGTTTCAGGATGGCGTTTCCCCCGAAGGCGAACAGTACGACTGCTTCCTCGGCCCCATGAAAATGAATCACCTCAGCCTTGAGCATCGCGCTCGGGGCGGCGAGCACCTTCGCATCGGTGACCAAAAACCACACACCCCCAAAGGAGGCCATGACATGGCTGATTCACTGCGGAAACTCCTTGTCGATGGCATCTCCATTGATGTCACCGAGCAAGGCGCCCAGGCCATCGAGAAGCTGAACACCAAGCTTGCCGATGCTGCTACCGCCACCAAGAGCCTGACTGACGCGCACGCTACTGCAATCGCGCTGAAGGACGGCGAACTGGCGAAGAAAGACGCCGAGATCGACGCCCTCAAAGCCAAGCAACTCAGCGATGCCGACATCGACAAGCGCGTGACTGCCCGTGCCGACTTGCTCACCAAGGCCAAAACCATCGCCGATGCCGACTACACCGGCAAGACCGACGCCGAAATCCGCAAGGCGGTGGTCGTCGCCAAGCTGGGTGATGCGGCCGTGGCGGGCAAGGCTGACGCCTACATCGACGCGCGCTTCGAGATCCTGGTGGAGGACGCCGCGAAAGACCCGGCCGGCGACCCCTTCCGCAAGCACATGATTCAGCAGGACGGCAAGACCGTCGGCGACGAATCGGAAAAAGCACGTCTGCAGATGATTGTCGACATGCAAACCGCCCACCTGCCGAAGGCATAAGGAGCACACCATGGCTACTTACCAAACCACGTACACCAATGCTCCAGCCAAGGGCGTGCCCGGCCTGGTCGCCAACGAGGAGAAGTGCAACAAGATCAGTCGCACCGTCTCGAACGCAGAAGGCATTGTCTTCGGCGCGCCCGGCTTCCGTGTGGCTGGTGCTGGAAACGATCACAAGATTGCCGCCACCGGCACCCTGTTCCTCGGCCTGGCCGTGCTCACTGCTGCTGTCCCACCTGTTGCTACTGGCTCGACGCTGGTCGACGGCTACCCGCAGGACTTCACTGGCGCGTTCATGACCGACGGCCAGATGTATGTCACTGCTGGCGCTGCGGTGGTGCCAGGTGACGACGTGTACTACGTCGCGGCCACCAATCGCTATGTGACGACCGCCGCCGCTGGTGCCGTGCTGATCCCTGGCGCCTTCTTCGACACCACCGGTGCGAACGGCGACATCGTCGAAATCTCCCTCAAACATCGGAGCGCTTAACATGCCTCAAGTTTTCGAAGACGCTCAGTCGGCGTTCCCGTTCGTTCTGGCCCAGGGCCGGAACATCGAAACGCGCATCTACACGCGCCGCTACCCGGCGTTCAACTACGCGGCAAGCATCCCGGTTGTCACCGAGGGCGCGCCGTGGGCCATCGGCACCACCTTCTTTACCGTAGATACCGCCGGTGAAGCCAAGTTCCTGTCGGGTTCGGGCACTGATATGCCGTTCAACTCGGCAACCCACGACCAGGCATCGCACGACTTCGCCATGATCGGCTCCGGCTGGGAATGGAACCTGGAAGAGGTGAACCAGGCCCAGCTGTACGGCATCAATCTCAGCGGCACGAAGGCGGATTCCGCCGCCGACAAGGTAGAGCGCCTGCTGAACAGCATCGCTTTCGTCGGTAGCACAGAGAAGCGCTGGACCGGCCTGCTGAACGACGGCAACGTGTCCCGTGTGGATGCGGCCGCCACCGGCACCGGCACCTCCACCTTCTGGTCCGCCAAAACTGTTGACCAGATCATGGCCGATATCAACGGCGTGCTGGGTTCGATCCGCACCAACACCGGTGAAGTCGAATGGGCTGATACGCTGCGCCTGCCGCCTGATGCGTTCCGCTACATCGCCACGGCGCGCCTGGGTGTGGGTGACGGCATGATCACCGTGCTGGAGTACGTGCGCAAAAACAACATCTATACCGCCGAGACGGGCCTGCCGCTGGATATCGCGCCCCTGCGCGAGGCCCGCAACGCTTCCGCTGACGGTGGTGGTCGCCTGGTTGCGTATCGTAAGGACCCGGAAGTCGTTCGCTTCCACCTGCCGATGCCACGCCGCGTCCTGGCTCCGCGCCAGAAGTCCATCATGGGCTTCGAGACCGGCATCATCGCCCGCACCGGCGGCACCGAGATTCGTCTGCCGGGCGCCGTGGCGTACCTCGACGAAATCACCCCACCAGCAGCCTGATAGGAGGTCGACGTGAAAGTGACCAATAACTCGAAGGCGCTGCAGGGCGTGCACACCACTGATGGTGTTGTCTACATCCTGCCCGGCGAAACCAAGGAGCTCGATCTGACCTCTGAAGGTCACAAGGGGGCATCGCGCCTTTCTTTCCTGGGCGTGGAAGGCAAAGCGCCCGCCGGTGATAGCGACGAGCGAGCCGAGATCTTCGCCAAGCTGAAAGCGCTGGGAATCGATGCCGCCGCCAACAGCAAGACCGAAACCCTGCAGAAGAAGCTGGACGAAGCCCTGGCCGCTGCCGAAAAGCAGAAGGTCATCGACGAGCTGACCGCGCTGAATGTCGAATTCGACAAGGAAGCGAACCTGGAAGCCCTGCGGGCTGCACTGGCAGCCGCCAAGGCGTAACACCCCGCAAAAACCGGAGCGCACGTCGCTCCACCTATTCGAGAGATCCCGATGCCAGACTTTTACGGAACCGTCGCAGAAGCCGACGCCTATCACGCTGCGCGCGCGAATACCGCTTGGGCCGGCGATGAAGTGGCGAAGCAGGCCGCGCTGATCCGGGCATCGGTTTACATAGACGGCCGCTACCGGAAGCTTCTGGCTTCTGGGGTGTGGCAGTCACTGTTCCCCGGCGTGAAGACCGAGGGTAGAGGGCAAGCCAGGGAATGGCCGCGAACCGGAGCCTATGACTACGAGGGCAATGCTATTCCGGCGGACCAGGTGCCCGTCGAGGTTGAGCAGGCCACGTACGAGGCTGCGCTCCGCGAAATCGTAGAGCCCGGCAGCCTCAGCCCTGACTTCGTGTCCGCCTCAATGGTCAAGCGGGAGAAGGTCGGCCCGCTGGAAACTGAATTCGCCGTTTCGGTGGGTGCAGATGCCGCTGGCTCGATTCGTCCGGTGATCAGCATCATCGACGAGATGATTGCACCGGTGCTGGTGGCTCGCTACACGCTGCCTGCGGTGTTTACGGTATGACCCCGGCGCAGATCATCCAGGCCGTCGAAGGAATGGAGCCTGCGATGCAGCGGGCCTATCTGGAGCAGGTCAAGACGGTGGTCGGCGCGGCGACGGTTGCAGAAGTTGAGCGCCTGATCGCGGAAGAAGATGAAGATGGCCTGGTCGCGCTGCTCAGCCTGGGGGCGCTGTCCGTCTTCCTTGAGTTGGCGCGTTCTGTGTTCATCGCCGGCGCCAAGTTCGAGGTAAAGGCGATCGTGATCCCCCGTGATCTTGGGCGTTTTGAGTTCGATGCCAGGCAGCCCGCTGCTGAGAAGTGGGTGTCGGCCAAGGCGGAAGAGATCCGCGCCAATGCATCCATCGCTGTGCGCGCCGCTATTCGCGAAGTGATGGGTACTCGTCGCCGCGTGGTCGGGTGGCCCAGTGCACAGCCTGCTGCAGTGCAGGTGGAAGTCAGCGCTACGCCGATGATTCGCACGCCTCGCCAGGCAGCGCTTGACCTCCTGGGTCGTGTAAGCGCTCAAACAGGCTCACGCTCAGGCGGCGTCATCGGCCTCCCTGGCAATTATTCCCAGTACGTCCTGAATGCCCGTGCCCAGCTGCTCGGCGGCAATCCCGACGAAATGCGCAAGTACTTGCAGCGCAAGCGCCGGGACCGCAGGTTCGACGGCATCGTGAACAGAGCAATCAATACGGGCACACCAGTCGCCCAGGCGGATGTCGACAAGATCGTCGGTCGCTACGCTGATCGCCTGATGAAGACCTATGCCGAGATGCTGGCGAAGGCCGAGGCCCTGGAGTCGTTTGGCGCCGGCCGTGACCAGGTGTACGAGCAGCTTATTGCCCAAGGCCTGGATCGTGACTCGGTCACGAAGACCTGGCGCGACCGAGGCGACAAGAAGGTCCGTCACACACATTCGGTGATGGGCGGGCAAGAGGTGCAGAAGGATCAGCCATTCCAGAGCCCTACCGGGGCACTGCTTCGCTACCCGGGTGATACCAGCCTGGGAGCTGGGTGGAGTGAGCGCGCCAACTGCCGCTGCTCGGCCATCTACAAAATAAGGCGCAAGTGATGCCAGATATCTATGACCGCGCAAAGGCCACGGCCACACGCATGCTCGCGCCGCGCAGCAAGGGCGGTAAAGGCCTGGAGCTGGTCCTTCGCCGCGAGACGCTGGGCGAATACGACCCAGATGCACCGCCGGCACCCAGCGAACTGGTTGTGAATGGATCCGGCTTCCGAGAGGAATACGACGACAAGTACATCGACGGCACGCTGATCGTTCGCGGCGACGTCAAGCTGCTGGTATCGCCGGTGCAGCTCAACGGGGCCGACATGCCTTTGCCGCTGAGTAACGACCGTATCCAGTTCGATGGCACCACCTACACGGTGATCGCCGTCGGCCCATGGAATTATGCCGGCCTGGCGGTTGGCTTTGAACTGCAGGTGCGCAAGTAATGGCCAATCACATGACCAGCCGCTACGGCGGCCAGCAAGGCAGTTTTGCCGAGAGCCTGGCGGCATTCGCTGAGCAGACCAAGGAAGCCATCGACGACGTGTTCCGGGAGGTGGTGATCGAGATCGGCACCTCGGTCATCCGCCTGTCACCGGTGGACACTGGGAGATTCAAAGGCAACTGGCAGTTCACAGTGGGCGCCCCTTCGAATCAGAGCATCGACACCTTCGACAAGGCAGGGCACGAGACCATTGCCGCCCTGGTGGCCGAGGTCAGCAAGTTGGAGGCTGGGCAGGTGGCGTACATCGTCAACAACCTGGTCTACGGCGTGCCGCTTGAGTATGGGCATTCCGACCAGGCTCCCGCCGGCATGGTGCAAATCACGCTAGCCCGCTTCCAGCAGATCGTCGAAGAAGCCATCAGGAATAATCAGGTATGAGCCATAACATCATTTCGGCTGCGCTTGAGTCGCGCTTGCTGGCCTGGGCCAAGGCACGAACCAAGCCGCTGAAGGTGGTGGTGGAGAACGAGACCTACACACCGGCTTCCGGCGAGACGTATCTGCGGGCCTTCACTCTGCCGGCGGTCACGGCCAGCAACACGCTCGGCGGCGACCACCACCTGTACGTCGGCGTGTTCCAGGTCAACATCGTGGCACCGTCCGGCAAGTACCGGACCGAGGCGAGCGGCATCGTTGATGAGATGGCGGCGCTGTTCCCGGTGAATCTGCGCATCCCGCGCGCCGGCCTCGTCGCCATTGTGCTGACGCCGGTTGGGCCAGGCCCAGGCATTCCTGACGGCAACACCTTCACAGTGCCGGCATCGTTCCAGTATCGAGCCGACACAAACTGAATTCGCCCGCTGGGCAAACCCAGAACCCGCCATTGAGCGGGTTTTGTCATTTCTGCAAAGAGGAAAAACACATGGGATTCAGATTACCCAACGGCGCGACCCTGCAAATCGCTTCGACCTACGGTCCGGCGATCCCGGTAACCGCGCTGAGCAACGCCAACCCAGCGGTGGCGACCGCCGCGGCGCACGGCCTGACTGATGGCGACATCATTGCCGTCACCTCCGGCTGGACCCGCCTGAATGACCGCGCCGCACGCGTGGACAACAGCCTTACCGGCACTTTCGCCCTGGAAAACATCAACACCACCAACCTCCAGCCGTACCCGGCCGGCTCGGGCCTGGGCTCGGTGCGCGAAGTTACCGGTTTCGTCGAAATCTCGCAGATCACCGACGTGGCCACCACCGGCGGCGACCAGCAGTTCCTGACCTTCGGCTTCTTGGCTGACGATGATGACCGCCAGATCCCGACCACCAAGAACCCGATCAGCATGTCGTTCACCGTAGCGGATGACCCGTCCTTGCCGTACGTGCCGGTGGTTGAAGCCGCTGACGAGGACAAGGTAACCCGCGTTCTGCGCCTGAATCTGCCGAACGGCGACAGCATCCTGTACAACGCGTACGTGACCATCACTTCGACCCCGGCCCTGTCCCGCAACAACCTGATGACCCGCGTCATCACGCTGTCGCTCGCCGGCCGCCCAACCCGTTATTCCGCAGTGGTGGTGTAACCCATGGCCAAGATCAAGATCGCCCCAAACCCAACGTTCAAGGCCAAGGTGCAGATCCCTCGCGTGGGCGGTGAAGGGGTGGCCGTGGACTTCGAGTTCAAGTACCTGGACCGCATTGCGCTCTCGGCGTTGTTCGACCGCTGGAACACCGCGCGTGACGCGCACGCCACCAAGGTGCAAGACGAAGGCATGTCCTGGCAGGACGCCACGGCCTCCGAGATCGCGCTGCAGGTCGACCAGCTCAAGGATATCGTCAGCGGCTGGGGTTTCGATGAGAAGCTGTCCGACGAGGCCATGACTGCGTTGGTCACCACCTGCGTGGGCGCGCCGCAGGCAGTCCTGGCCGCCTATCAAGCCGCCTATCAGCCGGCCCGCCTGGGAAACTGACTGGCGTCGCCCGCATCCTGTACGAGCAGGGGCCTTCAGAGGCTGACCTGGCGGCCTTCGGCATGACCAAGGCCGACATCCCCGATGAAGAGTACGAGGTCTGGCCAGACAACTGGCCGGCCTTCCTGCTGTTCGAGGCGATGTCCACGCAGTGGCGTGTGGGTATGGGCGGCGCCGTGGGGCTGGACTACAGCGCGATCAAGCCTGTAGCCAGCATGATCGGCCTCAAGCGTGCCGAGCTTGCACAGGCCTTCCCTGACCTTCGCATGATGGAGGCAGAAGCGCTGCTGGTAATGGGTGAGAGCAAGTGAGCAGTGCGCCGAATGGTTGTTGGGAGCTTCCCGTGGATGGTGGTAGATTGCCGGTATCTACAGGGAGGCAAGAGAATGCTCATATTGGCTTGGCTGGTTATGGCCATACTTACCGCAATAGCTGCAAACGCGAAGAATAGATCTGCGATAACGGGTTTTCTGGTGGGGGCATGCTTTCCACTTGCAGGCCTAATAGGCTTCTTGATTGTTAAGCCGCTGCCACAACGGGCAGGCTCTATTCGCAAAGGCCTCCTTGTTACAAGCTCAGGTGAGCGCGAGTGCCCACACTGTGCCGAACTTATCAAGATGCAGGCCAGCAAATGCAAGCATTGCTCCGCTGATGTCACCCCTATCACCGAAGAGCAGGCAAGGGTGGCGCACTCCCAGCTATATGAGCCAATGAGGCGAAGTCGAACGCTAATCGTGTGTGCTATCGGGGTAGTGATAGTGACGGCTTCATATTTATACCAATCATGATTGTTGAAACCCGCTAAGGCGGGTTTTTTTACGCCCGGAGAAAAGTATGACGTCGATTTCTGAGCTCGGTATCAAGGTCGACTCGACCGATGCGGTACAGGCCTCAACCGATCTCGACAAAATGACGGCGGCGGGAGACCGCGCCGAGAAGTCGACAACCGCCCTGGGCGAAACCGCAGAGCAAGCGAAGGCGCGCATTCTCGAATTGGCTAAGGCTGCCGTTGCCGCAAGAGAATCCCAACAAAATCTATCGAATGTCGCCACTGGCTTGTCCGAAGCCCAGCAAGGGCTGATCACCTCAACGAATGGGTCAGCACAAGCTCAGGCTCAGGCCGCTGCAGCTCAGCGCGCCACGGTTGTGACGACTGATCGACTTGCGGTTTCCAGCGCAAAAGCGAGCGCGGTAACCGGTGCGCAAAACACGGAACTGCAGCAGCTTCTTGAGCAGATCGACCCGACAACCAGAGCCCTGAACCGGCTCGACGAACAAGAGCGGAAGCTCTCGCAACAAAAGAAAATCGGGCTGGATCCTGAAGTGTTCAGCACCTATCAGGCGAAGATTCAACAGGCACGCGAGGCGCATAGCAGGCTTGACGACTCGCTGACGCGTACCGGCAACACCGCAAAGCAGACCGCCGCGGCTTTGCGCGGAGTACCTGCACAATTCACGGACATTGTCGTTTCGCTACAGGGTGGCCAGGCGCCTCTTACAGTTCTTCTCCAGCAGGGCGGCCAACTCAAGGATATGTTTGGCGGTATCGGTCCAGCAACCAAAGCCCTTGGTGGGTATATCGCCGGGCTAATAAGCCCAGCCACCATAGCTGGCGCCGCTCTCGCTGGTCTGGGCCTTGCTTTTTACAGTGCGCAGAAGGAAGCGTCTGAATTTAACAAGGCACTGTTCTCTGGAACAGCAAGTACGGGCTTCACAGCAGACGGCCTGTCTTCCATCGCAACTGCTGCGTCCGTATTGACAGGAAGTTTTTCGCAAGCAAAAGAAGCGGTAATGGCTCTGGCGGGCAGCGGCCGCCTCAGTGAGAAACAGTTTGTGAGTCTTGCAAATGCCGCCGCGGCAATCGGTGAAGTGACCGGCAAAAGCGCTGGCGAGGTTGCAGCATCTCTGGGTGGCATGGGCGATAACGCAACAAAAGCTGCGCAAAAAATCAGCTCTCAATACGGACTTCTGACCGCCGCACAGTATGAAGCTATTTCCGCTCTGGATGAGCAGGGCAAGAAGCAAGAAGCGCTCGACTTGTTGGGCGAAACACTCAATAAAAATGCCCAGGCGCGATTGGAGCGTTACAAGCAGTCGCTATCTGGCGTAGAGGCCGGGTGGGATGCGATCGGCAGCGCAATCAGCAGGGCGTACCGGAATGTACGGTCCGAGCTTTTTCCGGATGCCAAAAAAGAAATAGAGATTCTTGAAAGGATCATCAAAACCAGGGAAGACGGTGGCATTGCAGGTGCTATCTCATCGGGCTTGAGCAAGCTGAATTCTGGCCTCGGGCTTGCAGACGGTGAGAATGACGACTCCACCGCAGCGCTTAAAAAGCGACTTGATGGCCTAAAGGCTATCGCAGCAGCGAGCGAGAAAGCGGCTAAGGAGCAGGGGGACGCTGATAGGGCAGAGCAAGCAAGGATTGACGCGATTGGGAAGTGGGATGCTCGCCAAAAGAGCAACTTAACTGGCCGTGCGAAGCTTGAAAGCGATATCAAAGATGCCAGACAGCTTGGAATGGAGGCCGGGCGCTCTGAGGTCGAGATCGAAAAAGAGATTGCAGGGATTCGAGAGAAATTCAATAAAAGCCAGCCGAAGAATGGCGTCGACCTCTCATCCTTCAACGACTCGAAAAACCAGCTCAATGCTGTGCTCAGTTACTACAAGAGCGCCGACAAGGAGCTGGAGGCCGCGCAAAAGGCCGGCATTATCTCCCAGGAGAGCTACACGGCCCAGCGAGTGGCACTGCTCCAGCAGCAGGCGTCAGAGGTCAAATCCTCGTATGAGGCTGAGATCGCGGCGCTTGAGGGTGCCAAGGGCAAGGCCGGCACGTCGGCAGCGCAGCGCATCCAGCTGGACCAGAAGATCGCCGACGCCTGGGCCAACATGGTCAAGGCTCAGAAGGAGTCGGAGAGCGAGCTTTCGGTTATCGCGACTAATGAGCAGGGACGGCTCAAGAAGCAGGAACTCGCCATCAAGTCGTACACCGATGCGCTTGATCAGCAGAACGCGGCTTTGCAGCGCGCCGGTAGCCGGGCAGCGGAAGGTGTGGGTCTGAGCGACCGCCAGAACGCCATCAACGGCGATCTGAACGGTATTTCAGATCGTGCCAACCAGCAGCGCCTGGATCTGGCGCGCGACAAGGCCGACGCGGCGCGCAACATGAGCGCCGAGGAATACCAGGCCAAGCTTGAGGCGATAAATCGCAGCGAGCGCGACCTGACGCAGACCACGCTCAGCAACTATGAGCAGATGTCCGTGGCGCAAAGCGACTGGCGCAACGGTGCGACTTCTGCGTTCAGCAACTACTTGGACTCGGCTCGGGATGTGGCTGGGCAGACTCGCAGCCTGTTCACCAACGCTTTCAGCTCCATGGAAGATGCGGTGGCCAGCTTCGTCACCAACGGCAAGTTTTCGTTCGCTGACTTCACCAAATCGATTCTCGCTGATATGGCGCGGATCGCCACGCGGCAGGCTGCTGCCGGCTTGCTGTCGGGCCTGGCGGGCACTGCAATTGGTGCCTGGTTCGGCGGTGGTGGGTCGGCCGGTGCAACGAGCTTCGGCTCTGATATCGGCGGTGCGATCACAGCCAATGCCAAGGGCGGCGTTTACGACTCGCCAAGCCTGTCCAGCTTTAGCAACCAGGTGCACGACAAACCGCAGATGTTTGCGTTCGCCAAGGGAGCGGGCATCTTCGCCGAGGCCGGGCCGGAGGCAATCATGCCGCTGACCAGGACCGCCGGCGGCGAGCTTGGGGTGCGTGCGCTGGGCGGCGGCGGTGGCGGGGGAGGCGGTGGTAACACCTACAACTTCCCCGTCTCGGTCTCCGTGCAAACGGCAGGCGATGGCGGCACCACGACGCAGGAAGACACCACGCAGCTGGGCAAGGGCATTCAGCAGGCTGCCAAAACAGAGGCTGAAACCGCCATTGCCAAGGGCCTGCAGCCTGGCGGCTCAATCTGGCGCCTGATCAACGGGAGGTAACCATGGCGATTGAAACGTTCACCTGGCCCACCCAGCACGGGGAGGCGCCAACGATTGAATATAGAACCCGGCAATCTAGATTCGGCGGGGGATACAAGCAAACCGTCGGAGACGGACCAAACAACAAGGAAGATGCCTACCCGGTCACCCACACGGGCAATACCGCGACGGCAGCGGCCATGATGGCGTTCTTCGACCGGCACCAGGGCGCCAAGGCATTCCTCTGGACAACCCCACTTGGCCAGCTCGGCCTGTTCACCTGCAAGAACCCAACCCCTACGCCCATGGGCGGGGGTGTATTCAAAGTGACCGCGACGTTCGAGCGCGCTTTCCACCCGTAAAGGTCAATCCATGTCGCTAATCAATGCTATCCAGACCCTTGAGCCTGGCAACGAAGTCATGCTGTTCGAACTGGACGGCAGCGATTACGGCGCCGATGTGCTGCGTTTCCATGGGCATGCGATACCGCACACTCCTGCCGAACTCATGGCCGCCGGCGTCAATGCCGACCAGCTGCCGGCCAAGTCGATCTGGTGGAAGGGCGAAGAGTACGGCGCCTGGCCTATGCAGTACGAGGGCAGCGAGGCGAATGGCGACGGCACCGCGGTACGACCAAAGCTGTCGGTCGGCAACGTGAACGGGCGGATCACCGCGCTCTGCCTGGCTTTCGAGGATCTGCTGGAGTTCAAGCTGACCATTCGTAACACGCTGGCCGAGTTTCTGGACGCGGTGAACTTCGAAGGCGGCAACCCCACGGCCGATCCCACTCAGGAATCGATCGAGGTCTGGTATGTCGACCAGAAGACCAACGAGGACGGCGAGACTGTCAGTTGGGACCTAGCCAGCCCGGGCGACGTAGGCGGCGAGACGATCGGGCGGCAGATGACCACGCTATGTCACTGGTGCCTCACCGGCGGCTACCGAGGCCCCAACTGCGGCTACACCGGGCCCTACGTCACTAAGGACGGGATCGTTACCGACAACCCTGAACTGGATGTGTGCGACGCCACCCTGGGCAAGGGCTGTATCCCCCGTTTTGGTGATGGCAACCCTTTGCCATTCGGGGGCTACCCCGCTGTGTCACTCATTGCCCGGAGCTGAAGAATGCGCAAACACATCATTGCGGCCATCCAGGCGCATGCGGCGGCCGAGTACCCGAAAGAGTGCTGCGGCCTGGTGCTGGCTGTGGGCCGAGCGCAGAAGTACTTCCCGTGCCGGAACATCGCCACCGAGCCTAACGAAGAGTTCAGGCTCGAACCAGAGGACTACGCTGCGGCGGAAGACCAGGGTGAGGTGATTGGCATCGTCCACTCGCACCCGGACGCCACCAGCCGGCCGTCATCGCGCGACCTAGCTATGTGCGAGGCCACGGCGTTGCCCTGGCACATCCTGTCATGGCCTGAAGGCGACCTTCGCACCATCACGCCCACCGGCAGTACGCCGCTGCTCAAGCGCCCGTTCGTGCACGGCGCCTGGGACTGCTGGCAGGTATGCGCTGACTGGTATCAGCGGGAGTGGGGCTTGGAGTTCGAAGCCTTCCAGCGCGCCGATGGCTGGTGGGAGAGTGCAGACAGCACCAGCCTGTACGAGGCGAACTACGCCGCCGCCGGGTTCGAGCAGGTCGACAGCCCTAAGCGTGGCGACATGATCGTGATGGAGGTTGGCCGAACGGCTCACCCGAACCATGCCGGGATTTACTTGGGCACTGACCCAGCCCTGCCCGGTGAAGATTCCGGGGTGTTCGGCCCCGGTCCTTTCGTGCTGCATCACTTGTATGGCCGGCCGTCAGAGGTGATCGTCTACGGCGGGCCATGGCTGCAGCGCACCCGTTTAATTCTTCGACACAAGGAGGCCCGATGAGCGCCATCGTTTATTCGCCGATGACCACCATCAAGCTTTCCGGCTCGCTGGCTCAAAAATTCGGCAGGCTGCACCGGCGCCAGGTCGGATCGGGCGACACCTGGGAGGTATTCCGTGCGCTGAAGGCCACGATTGACGGATTCGAGGCTGAGATTCGCCGACTCGACCGCCTCGGACTTCGCTTTGCCATCTTCCGCAACCGGAAGAACACCGGACCTGACCAGTTCGGCATGGGCGGCACCAAGGAAGTCAGGATTGTCCCAGTGGTCGAGGGCAGCAAGCGCGGCGGCATTTTGCAGATTGTGCTGGGCGTCGTGCTCATTGCGGCCAGCTACTTCGGTGCGCCGACAGCGCCTGCCGGTATCGCGCTGTTGGCCGGCGGTGTGATCCAGATGCTGAGCCCTCAGGCCGCGGGCCTCAAGCAGAGCGCATCACCGGAAAACATGCCCAGCTATGCATTCGGCAGCGCAAAGAACACCACGGCCAGCGGCAACCCTGTCCCCATCTGCATCGGTGATCGCAGGTGGGGCGGGGCAATCATCTCGGCGTCGATCTACGCCGAAGACAAGACATAACCACGACGCATCGAGCAAGCCGGCCATGAGCCGGTTTTTTATTGCCTGGAGGAAAGCATGGGCGCAGCACAAAAGCTGGATATCCACGGTGCCAAAGGTGGCGAGAGCAAGCCCAAGTCTCCGGTAGAGGCACCCGACAGCCTGCGCTCCACCAACGTGGCCAAGATCCTGATCGCCGTGGGGGAGGGTGAATTTGACGGCACGCCCACCGCGCGCGACATCTTCCTCGACAACACTCCCATCCAGGATGCCAGCGGCAATTTCAACTTCACCAACGTGAAGTGGGACTGGCGGCCGGGCTCTGTGGAGCAGACCTACATTCCGGGCATTCCGTCTGTCGACAACGAGACCTCGCTGAATATCGAGCTGCGCAGCGGCACCCCGTGGGTTCAGTCGCTGACCAACTTGCAACTGTCGGCGGCTCGCATCCGCCTGGCCACGCCTCGACTTGCGAGCCAGGACGCCGAAAACAACATCAACGGCTACCGTATCGAGTATGCGGTCGATGTGGCAACCGATGGCGGCGCGTATCAAGAGGTTCTGGTGGGCGCCATGGATGGCAAAACCACCACCCGTTACGAGCGCTCCTTGCGTATTGATCTGCCACCGGCTACCAGCGGCTGGCTGATCCGCGTTCGCCGCCTCACACCAAATTCGCAGAACACCGACAAAGTCGCAGACAGCCTCTTCATCGCCGGCTACACCCAGGTGATCGACGCGAAGCTGCGCTACCCAAACACCGCGCTGCTGTTCGTCGAGTTCGACGCCGAGCAATTCACCAACATCCCGGCCGTCACGGTGAAGTGCAAGGCCCGCCGCTGGCAGGTGCCGAGCAACTACGACCCGGTGGCGCGCACCTATACCGGCGCCTGGGACGGCACCATGAAGGAGGCCTGGACGAATAACCCGGCCTGGATCACCTACGGAATCTGCACCCAGGATCGTTTCGGCCTGGGCCGGCGCATCAAGCCCTGGATGGTGGACAAGTGGGAGCTGTATCGCATCGCACAGTACTGCGACCAGATGGTGCCCAATGGTGCTGACGGCGTGGAGCCGCGCTTTCTGTGCGACATGAACCTGCAGGGCAAGGCCGACGCCTGGTCACTGCTGCGCGACATCGCCGGCATCTATCGCGGGATGACGTACTGGGCCCGGGGCCAGCTGGTCATGCAGGCTGATATGCCTCGGGCGCAGGACATCGATTACGTCTTCACCCGGTCCAACGTCATCGACGGCAAAATCTCCTACGGCAGCGCCTCGGCGAAGACCCGCTTCACTCGCTGCCTGGCCAGCTACGACAACCCGCTCAACAACTACGACACCGACGTCACGGTCTATTCCGACCTGCCGCTACAGCGCCGCCTTGGCGACAAGCCGACTGAGATCAGTGCTATAGGTTGCACCCGGGCATCCGAAGCCCAACGCCGCGCTAAATGGCTGGTACTGAGCAACAACCAAGACCGCACCATCAGCTTCAGGACCGGCATGGAAGGCCGCATCCCGCTGCCGGGCTTCATTATCCCTGTTGCAGACTCGCTGCTGGCTGGCCGGGAGATCGGCGGGCGCATTGCGGCGGCGGCTGGGAAAGTCATCACCCTGGATCGCGACACCATGGCCAAGACTGGCGACCGGCTGGTGATCAACCTCCCCGGCGGGCATGCAGAAGGGCGCACCGTGGAGAGTGTGAACGGCCGCAACGTAACCGTGACCGTTGCCTACAGCGAGGCGCCGGCTGCACAGCTTCAGTGGGCGATCGACGCGGATGACCTGGCAATCCCTCTATATAGAGTGATGAGGACCGCACGTACGCCTGAGGGCGATTACGACATCAGCGCCTTGCAGTACGAGCCAAGCAAGTTCGCAAGCATCGACACCGGCGCGCGCCTGGAAGAACGCCCAATCAGCGTGATCCCAATCACCGTGGTTCCGGCGCCGGCCAGCGTGACCATTACTTCGAACGTATCGATCGACCAGGGCCTGGCCATCAGCACCATGAACATCTCGTGGCCAGCCGTTACCGGTGCCGTCGCGTACGACGTGGAGTGGCGCAAGGACAACGGCAACTGGATCAAGGTGCAGCGCACGGGTTCAACGAGCATCGACGTTAGCGGCATTTACTCGGGCGCCTATCTGGCCCGGGTGCGTGCGGTGAGCGCGTTCGACATCTCGTCGGTGTGGAAAAACTCCGTCCTCACCGACCTGCAAGGGAAGGTTGGCTTGCCGCCGGCGGTGTCATCCCTGACCACCAAAAGCGAACTCTTCGGGATCAGCATCAAGTGGGGTTTCCCTGCGGGTGCCGAGGATACCCAGCGCACCGAGCTGTGGTATGGGCCGGCGAACAACCTGGCGGCGGCGACCAAGCTGGCCGACCTGGCGTATCCGCAGGCCGATTACCGCATGCAATCGCTTCTGGCGGGCGCAACCCTGTTCTTCTGGGCGCGCCTGGTGGACCGCACCGGCAACATTGGGCCGTTCTATCCGGTTGTGAATGGGGTGATGGGCCAGGCCAGCTCCCAGGCCGGACCGATCCTTGATTTGATCGCGGGCCAGGTTGGCGAGAGTGAGCTTGCCAAGGAGATTCTGGACGAGATCGAACTGATCTCTGGATCTGGCCCTGGCTCGGTAAACGAGCGCCTGGATCAGGCCAAGCAGGAGCTGGAGGATCTGATCGACCAAGTAACGGATGCATTGGTTTACGACCCTGCAAAGACTTACACCGCAGGACAGATTGTTCGTCAGGGACAGCGCCTGTACCAGGCCATCGCGCCGGTACCGAACAACAGCGCTCCCCCTAACGCCACATACTGGTTCGACATCGGCACCATCGCTGAGACAACCCAGGCCATGGCGCTTCAGATCCAGCAGAACAAGGCGTCTATCGAGACCGTGGACGGCAAGGTCACGGCCCAGGCATCTGCTTTGCAATCGCTTCAGGCGAGCTGGCGGGAGGATGACGGAGAGGGTGATCTATCGGATGCATTGCAAAACTGGGACGCGGCCGCAAAGTTCGCGCAGCAAGTCAAGGTACAAGCTTCCGACAACCGGGCAATGGTCGAACGTTCTACTGCGCTGGATGCGGCGGTAGGCCAGAACAAGGCCGCACTCACTACACTGGAGCAGGTGGTGGCCACCGACAAGCTGGCAACAGCTGAACGCATTGACCAACTGAAAGGTGAAGTCGATGACAACTCAGCGGCCGTGCAAACCGTCAGCCAGTCGCTTGTCGACACAAACAAGGCCATCGCATCCCAGTCAACCACGCTAGAAGCCATTGCCGGCGGCGAGCGTGACGGCACGGATGAGGGTGATCTGGCGAGCGCGATCAGCGAATGGAAGAACAAAGCTGCGATCCAGATCACAGCCAAGGCGCAGGCTGACACCGACGGCAAGCTGTCCACGATGTGGGCGGTGAAGATGCAGGTCAACCAAAACGGCCAATACGTGGCCGCCGGGATTGGCCTGGGTATCGAGCAGAATGCCGAAGGGTTGCTGCAAAGCCAGTTCTTGGTGAGTGCTGACCGGTTTGCGGTGGTAAATACGCTCGCTGGCGGGACTATCACTACGCCATTTGTGGTGCAGGGCGGCCAGGTATTCATGAGTTCCGCGATGATCCAGGATGGCACGATCACCAACGCGAAGATCGGCAATTACATTCAGTCGAACAACTATGTGGAAGGACAGACTGGCTGGAAACTGTTTTTCGACGGGACGTTTGAAATCAACAGTTCGCTGGGATCTGGTCAAGCGCGTCAGGTTATTAACAACGCAGGCGGCAAGGTCTTCGATGCATCCGGCCAGAAGCGCTATCAGTGGGGGGATCTTGACGCATGAGTTATGGAATCAGGATCTGGGGCGCCACAGGTTTGCTTGAGCTTGACGAAAACTCGTTTACTGTCGGTGTTACATATTCCGCAATGGTTGCAAAAACAGCTGGAAGATATGTTGATATCGCAGTTCCTGGTGTTGAGCCCACTAAGTACTCTGCTGTTTGCGTACCAGTTGGCGCTTACGACACGGGCGCACAGTACACTAGTGCTATTGGATTTATTCCAGAAGTTCTAAATGGCGTAGTGAGAGTTTGGTTTGGCAATAGACAAAGCTCAAACGGCCCTCTTGGTACTACTACACAAAGACTTCTCGTAATGAGGTATCGATGATGTCGTCATACGGGATGAGGTTTACCAATGGCTCTAACGTTGTCACTCTTGATTCTGAGTTTTCAAGGCTCACAACGCTTGACAAAGGAACTTGGAGTGGTTTCGCGTCTGGGGTGTACGTGCCGTTTTCTGCAACTATCACTACTGTAGAGCCGCCTCTGGTTTTTGTAAGGCCTGATCAGACAAACGTATTCTGCTTTTGCTTGGTTAGAGGCTCGGCAGGCGCATGGACTGGTTTTTCATTCGTAGGTGGAAGATCAAATACTACGTCTGGGAAATGGTTTGCTGCAGCATTTACGTCAGCGCCCACCGCTAAGTTCGGGTTCAGGCTATGGGATCAGAACGCTAAGCTGATTTTTGATAATGGCACCCCGTGCGCTCAATTCACCAGAACTATCACAAGCTGGACTTATTTAGGTGCTGGGCAGGATGCGCAAGGGCAAACAATTCTGAGCTGGACCGCACCTTCTAGTTTGGCTAGTGGCGATTATATGCTGTTGAATAACATTGCGATGGATGTCGCTGGCTTGACGTCAAGACAGGGGAATATGTATGCAGTGTGGGAATACAACAATGACCGATTAGTTATGCAAGTCGTTGGGGTTGATATATCGACCACGCTTTATAATCCTGTGGTTTTTGCAAAACCAATTTCTTGATTTCATTAATTATTTATATAGGGGGTTTCTATGCCTTGGTATAGAGCCGGGACTGTTTCTGTAACATTGAATTCAAATGCTGTTGTGGGCACTGGCACTGCGTTTCTCGCAAACAGCCGGGTAGGGGATGCCTTCCTCGGGCCAGATGGTGGATGGTATGAAGTAACGAACATTGCCAGCAATACCGCTTTGTCGATTACTCCGAACTATCGTGGTGCAACGAACGCTTCTGGTGCGTACTCGCTCACGCCGGTTCAGGGCTACACGAAGGATCTGGCGGACCAGGCTCGAGCGATGATCCAGCAGTGGGGGTCGATTGCGGCGGGACTGGGCGCGGTATCAACGGAAAATATTGTTCCGGTTGCAAAGGGCGGTACTGGCGGCACAACTCAGGCGGCAGCACGTAGTGGCTTGGGACTTGGGAGTGCCGCTACGTTGAATGCGGGTCTGGCGGACGGGAATCTGCTGCCGTGGGGGGCGTATGGCTTCGGGGGATACACACCTACGATTCCAGGATCCCCGGCAAACTTTAACTCGGCGCTCGAGACCGGCTTCTACAAGGACACCGGCACGACCTTGAACCGACCTGCCGGGATGAACTACGGGACAGTCTCCGTTCAGTCCTACGGCAACGCCATTACCACTCAGTTGGCAATCTCTTTCAACAAACGGATGTACTTTCGCGGCAATCAGTTGGGCTGGGATGCGACATGGACTGAGGTTTACACGACCGCCAACACAACACGAGGCTCTGGCGGAGCTCTCTCCGCCGCTTCCCCGATCGTGCGTGTGGCAAACGTGACTGCCAGCGAGCGCCGAGACCTGCAGGAGCAAACCTTTCAGCCTGCTGGCGCGTGGGGTGTCGCGAACGAAGAGGCTTACGGCGTCAAAGTAGAGCGCACAGCATTGGGCGAGTATCAGTTGCGCGGCAGCCTTGGCTTGGCTCTTGAGGGCTGGAGAATCCAAGACCCTTGCTCTCCTGACGGCGGCCGCAAACTTGGCATAACCGAATTCGAGCAGAGCCAAGACGGCAGCGTGACGATCCGGCTCTACAAGCAGCGCTGGTCGCTGACCGATGACGGGGACATGGTGCTGGGCAAAGGTGTGCCGATTGACGTGCCACTCAATAGCTGGATTGACGTGCGACTCGAGATGCCCGCTGTCGAGGCGCCACCGCCACCTGAAGCAACCGAAGCATAACTGCCCGCCCCGAGCGGGTATTTTTTTGCCTGGAGAAAGATATGCCGATCACCGAGCAGCAGCTGCTGCAGATACTCCCGAACGCCGGCCGCAATGCCGGCGTTTTTGTTCCTGTCCTGAACACGGCCATGAATCGCTACGGCATCGTGGGCACCGCGCGCGTGGCGGCTTTCATTGCCCAGGTCGGGCATGAGTCGGGCCAGTTGCGGTGGGTGCGCGAGATTTGGGGGCCTACGGCACAGCAGGCCGGCTACGAAGGGCGCTCCGATCTGGGCAACACAGTAAAGGGTGACGGCTCCAAGTACCGTGGCCGCGGCCTGATCCAGGTCACCGGTCGCGCCAACTATGCCGCGTGCGGCGAGGCTCTGGGCCTGGACCTGATCAACAAGCCTGAATTGCTTGAGCTGCCCCAGCACGCCGCCATGTCAGCAGCCTGGTTCTGGTCGATCAAGGGCCTGAACACGCTGGCTGATGAGGGCGAGTTTGTGAAGATTACCCGGCGCATCAACGGCGGCGTCTATGGGTTGGCCGACCGCCAAGCGCTTTACGAAAAGGCATTGAAGGTGCTGGCATGACGCCCGTGCAGAAGCTGGCCGGCCTGGTTCTGCTGGTGTTGGTGCTAATGGCCGGCGCCGCGGGCGTGACCTGGCAGGTGCAGGACTGGCGGATGGGCAAGAAGCTGTCCGAGCAGGCCGGCCTGCACCAGGGCGACCTGGCCAGTATCAGCATGGCCGCTGCCGCCCAGGCCCGCGCCGAACAGGACAAGCGTCTGGCCACCGAGCAACAGATCGCCATCCAGGACCAACAACACACCAAGGAATTATCCGATGCCCAACGTACCCAGGCTGCTCTTCGCGATCGTCTTGCCACTGCTGATGTGCGGCTGTCAGTCCTTATCGACGCAGCGGATACAGCCGGTGGCTGCAAAGTGCCTACCGCCACCGGCGCCGTCGGCGTGGTTCATGCAGCCCGTCGAGCCCAACTTGACCCAGCGCATGCTCAAAGAATTCTCGGCATCACCGGTGACGGGGATCGAGGACTGATTGCTTTACGGGCATGCCAGGCATACGTAAGGACCATCACGCAATAATGGCTATTAGTCATCGTTGCGTATTCGAAAAATCGAGGCCATTCTTTTTGTTCTCAAAAATGACAGTGCCTTATGGACAAGCAACTGGCGGGCCTCTCAATCCTTCTCACGGTCTGTTGGATCAGTGCCGTAATTTTTGTCATGTGGATTTTCAGCTGACACCTCCAATTTGCGTTATCAGCGTCTCGCCTTTGTTGCGCACATTGCCCACGGCTGTGTCGACCTTGTACCACTCGAACACCTCGGCCGGCTCGCCCTGATGGAGCACCATCTGCTCGGCGCGCTCCTTGGGGGTGGCCGGGTCCAACCATTCGCGAGCCAGTTCGGGATTCAGCACCACGGGCCGCCGGTCATGGATGTCCACCATGCCGCCTGCGCTGTCGGCAGTGATGATCACAAATCCGTCATGCTCACCTGGGCCTTCGTTAGCGTTGGGTAGCTGGCCAATAGCGGCGCAGTAGATCGGTGCCCCGTCGCGCCGTCGGATCAGATAGGGCTGTTTCTTCTGCCCGCCTTCATCGACCCATTCAAACCAGTTATTGATTGGTGTGATTGCACGGTGCGGCCAGATTGCCCGGAAGAACGGGCCGTGGGCGACTTTCTCGACACGAGCGTTGATCGGCGCCGCGCGGTCCTTGGCCCAATGCGGTCGCCATCCCCAGCGCACCGGCTCAGCCAGCAGCAATTCGCCTTGTACATGGAGCAGGGCGACCTGGGTGGTGGGGGCGACGTTGTATCGCTCCAGGGGCAGTTCGCCGACCGAGTTGACCATGGCGTTCGGCATGCTGAGAGCCGCGACGAAGTCATGAATGCCGCTGTATTGAGAAAGTCTCCCGCACATACGCAAATCTCCGTCTGTCGAAATTACCTACAGAAAAATTGACCGCAAGCCGGGCGCAAAGTTAACTGTACATTCGTCCAGTATTTGTAAAAGGCTGCGCCATGAGCTTTTCCATTTTAGGTCCTATTGCCGAGGGCGGCACGAAGCTGCCTTACTGCTCGTTTCGTGTCCCTGCGGGATTTCCCTCGCCGGCAGCTGATCATATAGAGCAGCACATCTCACTGGATGAGGTTTTAAACATCAGGGCGCCGCACGTCTATCTGATCGCAATCACCGGTGAAAGCATGCAGGGTGCAGGTATTTTCGAGGGAGACTTGGCAGTTGTGGATCGGTCTATTGAGCCGGCCCACGGGCATGTGGTGGTGGCCCTGCTGAACAATGACCCCATCTGCAAGCGACTGTGCAAGCGCGGTAAAGAAGTGATTCTTTTATCGGAGAATCCGAAATACCCGGCGCGGTACATTTTAGAGGGGGACGAGCTGTCGATCTGGGGCGTTATCACCAGCACCGTGCGCAGCCATGTCTAA